CACAAACATACCTACCCCTGCTGGGTACACCCTTGAGCAGGATACTGGAGTAATCCATTTTGTTACACCCCCAGCCGCATCCGATTCTATAGTGGTCAGTGGCATTCATTATCGTTATTTTACGGATGATGACATCACTATCTTTCTTAATACAGCCATTGTTGAGCATACTTTTAACCGCACAGACGTCTACGGCTCTCAGATAACCGTAGCCACCATCCCTTCTGTAGAGGAGTACCCAATCGCGGTACTTGCTATCGTGGATGCCCTTTGGGCTTTGGCAACCGACGCGGCGTTTGATATTAACATTACCGCCCCAGACGGCGTAGTTATCCCACGCTCACAACGGTTCTCTCAGCTCAGCATGCACATTGAAAAGCGCATGGAGAACTACAAGATGCTCTGCGCCCAGCTTAACGTGGGTCTTTATCGTATTGAAATTGGTACGCTTATCCGCACCTCGCGTACAACTAACAAGTACATCCCTATCTACATGGGTCAAGAAGTTGATGACTCTCGCCAGCCAGAGCGCGTTTACATCAATAACAACCTCATGGGCCGCAATGCTCCCATTGCGTACTGCAACGTACAAGACATTGTTCTATATCAAGGTGACTCATTCTATACAGAAATAGATTTCCCATTTGATATTACTGGACTCAACTTTAAAGCTCAGATTCGCACCTACCCTAACTCGCCATCTCTGTATGGAACCTTCACGATTACTGTACTCTCCACCAGCTCATCTGTCAGTACGATTAGCCTTACCCTTACCAATTCAGACACTGCGTACATGCCTGTCCGTGCTTTCTGGGACCTGCAAGCGACATCAGCCACAGACTCAACTTACGAGCAAACTTACGTGCGTGGACAAGTATTTACTATCCAGCAGGTGACCCTTGACTAGTTGTGGCTGTGGTTATAACGGAGGACCTGGCTGCACCTGCGTAGCCCAAACAATTACTATTATTCCTCCTGCGTCTATTCCTATTGTTATTGGAACTGGGCAAGGCGGAACTCGTGGCGTTCAAGGTATCCAAGGTGCACAGGGCGTACAAGGCACGCAAGGTGTGCAAGGCCCTAACGCGGCAATCTATTTTGGTTTAACCCCACCAGCTAACCCGCTTATCGGTGACCGTTGGATTGACTCTTCTTCTGGCTCTGAGTACACATGGGTATACGACGGAAATTCTTATGCGTGGGTAGAAGTATCCGCAAGCGGGTACGTAGGTACTCAAGGAACTCAAGGTACCCAAGGTACTCAAGGTACTCAAGGATTTGTTGGGGCACAAGGAATTCAGGGTACACAAGGTGCGCAGGGCCTACTTGGGTTGCAAGGATTTGTTGGTAATCAAGGAACAACTGGTGCACAGGGTACAACTGGTACTCAAGGTATTAACGGATTACAAGGCGCCATTGGTAGCCAAGGACTTACGGGGGCACAAGGTACCAACGGAACTCAAGGTACACAGGGTTCAACAGGTTTACAGGGCGCTCAAGGTGTTCAAGGCCTTCAAGGTACTCAAGGGCTTGTTGGTACGCAGGGGACCCTTGGTATGCAAGGTGCGCAAGGTACTAATGGTGCACAGGGACTACAAGGAATTTCTATACAGGGTATTCAGGGTATTCAAGGAACAACAGGTAGTCAGGGCACAGCTGGTTCGCAGGGATTACAGGGAACGATTGGTAGCCAAGGAGCTCAAGGCACTAGTGGTCTTCAAGGTACAGCTGGTAGCCAAGGAACTACAGGTTTACAGGGCAGTCAAGGCGTTCAGGGCGTACAGGGAACTACTGGAACCCAAGGTTTAACTGGGCTACAAGGATTCATCGGAACCCAAGGAGCAACGGGAACTCAAGGTTTCACAGGCTCTCAAGGAACTATCGGAACAACTGGCTCGAATGGTTCGCAAGGAACACAAGGTATTCAAGGTATTCAAGGTATTCAAGGTATTCAATCAACCCAAGGAACAACTGGACTTCAAGGTCTGCAAGGACCTCAGGGCGTACAAGGACTACTTAACACGGTAATCTATGATTCTGACCAAGGCGTTATTTCACAACAGATGTTCAGTTAAGGAGAACACATGGCAACTTATAGCAAAGTAGCGTTATCAGCCGCAACCACAGGCGTTCCAATCGCCGTTGTCGCTACCGCCTCAACTGGTACGACTATCCACGCAACAGGCACATCAGCCATTGACGAAGTGTGGCTCTATGCCACCAATACCGATTCAGCGGCTCGCACACTTACTATTCAATTTGGTGGAACTGCAACACTCAACCAGATTCAACAGGTAATCCCTGCTAACTCAGGTCTAACTCTTGTAATTCCTGGGCTAATCCTTGCCCCATCAGGCTCGGCATTAACTGTTTATGCTTACGCCTCAGTAGCAAGCGTTGTAAACATCTCAGGCTATGTAAACCGAGTCGCATAATGGCAGAGAGATTTAAGCGCGGAGAAGTTGGCTCACAGGTCAATTCGTGGATGCCATCTACTAACACAGTTACACCAAGCGGATTCACTTCCTCAATTGCGCCTTATGGACTTCAGCTTCAACAAACAGTATTGACAAGCGGAACTTTAGGTGGAACTGCAACAGGTTCATCACTTCTAAACCCATCTGCAACTGTTCCAATCCCTGCTGGTATCACATTTGTCTATGTAATCGCAGTTGGTGGCGGTGGTGGCGGAGGCGGTTCGGGTTTTGGTGGCGGAGGTGGCGGAGGTGGTATTTCTTGGGGTTGGACTTTAGCAACTTCATCTTGTGTAGTCGGTGCTGGAGGAAATAACTCGTCAGGTGGTTACACCCGTTATGGAAACATTATTGCTGGCGGTGGCAGCGGTGGTTACAACGTTTACGGCGCACTTGGCGGTGGAGGTTTTGGCGGTGGCAGCGGTGGTAACGGGGCTACTAATTATTGGGGAATACCAAGTGGCAATGGCGGGGCTTCTGGAAGCACACCCGTAAATGGAAACACAGGTTCTGGCGCAGGTGGTGGCGGCGGTAGCACTACCAATGGCAGCGTTGCAGGAAATGGTGGTAATGGCATCTCAGGTGGTGGCGGTGGATACAGCAATATTGCTGGGTCAAGCACAAATACTGGGGGCAATGGCGGTAATGGTTTAACGGGCGGCGGCGGAGGTTTTGCAGGAAGCACATCTGGCACTCGTAATGGCGGTGCTGGCGGCAACGGAATAAACATCCTTACAGGTGCTATTACCACTGGTGGCGCACAAAACACTGGCAACGGTGGTGGCGGCGGTGGCGTTGCAGGTAACGGTGGAAGTGCATCTTCAACGATTGGTGGGGCTGGTGGGCTTGGCGGCGGAGGCGGCGGTGCTGGCACTATTGGTACCGCTGGTGGCAACGGAATCCTCTACCTTTACTACTAGGAGATAAAATGACAACAACTATCTATAACAACTCATCATTTAGCGATTCTCCTTATGGGCTAAAACTTCAACAAACCTTTACTACAAGCGGTTCCGTAACAATCCCGTCAAACATCTTGCGTGTTTACGCAGTTGTTATTGGTGGAGGCGGAGCTGGTTCTACTCAAACTACTGGTGGTGGCGGTGGCGGTGGAGCAGGTGGGTATTCTGCTGGTTGGACTTTTATTTCTAACACAGTCACAGTCGGTGCAGGCGGTACTGGAACATCAACTGCTGCTGCGGGTGCTAACGGCAATTCTTCACTTTATGGAATGGTTTTTGCAGGTGGTGGTTCAGGTGGATTGAGCTCAACAGTTGGTGGCGCTGGCGCAGGAGCAACAACTTCTACAGGTTCAACTTCAACAGTTTCTTACACAGGCGCTCCAACGGCTGCTGCTAACACAGTTGGTTATGGTGCAGGTGGCGGCGTAGGTGCTATTGGTGGTGCTGGTATTTCATCAGGTGGCGGTGCGGGTGTTGCAACGGCAACTGGCACACAAACTGCCTATGCTGGTGGTCGCGGACTTATCGCTGGTGGTGGCGGTGCTGCTGGAACTTCAGGTGTTGGAACAGGTGGAGCAGGCGGCACTGGCGATTTTTTTGCAGGTGGAACTGGTTCATCAGGAACAGGTACATCTTTTGGTGGCGGTGGTGGCGGTGCTGGGTATACTGGTGCAGGTTCTAACGCTTCAGGCAACAGCGGTGGTAACGGAGGTTCTGGTGGGGGTGGCGGCGGAGCTGGTTCTACACTTGGAACTGCTGGCAGTGGCGGCAATGGCGTTGTTTATCTTTACTACTAAGGAGCAATAATGAATTACAGATACGAATATCTTTCAACCTGTTGTAATACTGGCTACATCGAAACACGCAATGTGAATGACCCACAGGTTAATACTGTATGCGTTCAATGTGGGCAGGGTGGGTACGAGCTAGTCAATCAAACTCTTATTTCAGGAGAATAAATGTCACAGTTAATGTATTACGACACAGTTTCAGGGCAGTGGTTGCCTGTCGTAGTTGGGGCGCAAGGATTAACACAAGAAGAGATTAATGCTCTTATAGGAGATACAAGTGGCTATTGATTTCCCCGCATATCCTTCCCTTAATCAAATATATACTTTTGGTTCCCGCACGTGGAAGTGGACAGGTCAAGGTTGGCAGGCTGTCTCTACAACATATGGACCTCAAGGCGTTCAAGGTTTACAGGGTCTTCAAGGTGGCGGTTTCAATCAAGCTCAAGGTTTACAAGGATTTTCTGGAGCGCAGGGCGCTCAAGGTGTTCAAGGCCTTCAAGGGACGCAAGGTTTACAAGGAGCACAAGCCGCTCAAGGAACTCAGGGTTTACAAGGCCTTCAAGGTATTCAGGGTTTAACAGGCTCACAGGGAGCGACAGCTGCTCAGGGATTAAGTGGTACTCAAGGTACTGCTGGTACTGCGGGCTCTACTGGCGCGCAAGGAACCCAGGGCGTACAAGGAACTTTAGGTTCTCAAGGATATTTAGGTAACACAGGCGCTCAGGGAGCGCAGGGCACTCAAGGCCTTCAAGGTACGCAGGGTGTAGGCGGAGCCCAAGGCTATCTTGGTAATGCTGGAGCTCAAGGTGCTCAAGGCGCTCAAGGTACACAAGGATTACAAGGAGCGCAAGGTACTGCTGGTGCGCAAGGTTATCTTGGTAACGCGGGTGCTCAAGGAGCGCAAGGCGCACAAGGAACTCAAGGTATTCAAGGCTCATTAGGTGTACAAGGAACTATTGGAACTTTAGGCTCTCAAGGAGTTCAGGGGTCTCAAGGGCTTGCAGGTTCACAAGGTACCCAAGGAACTCAGGGATTACAAGGAGCTCAAGGTTTCTTAGGTAATACTGGCTCCCAAGGTGCTCAAGGAACGCAGGGTGCTCAAGGTATTCAAGGCACTTTGGGACTTCAAGGATTTACAGGAACTCAAGGAACTACTGGTTCAACAGGTTCTAATGGTGCTCAAGGCACTGCTGGAACTAACGGAACTAATGGTTCTCAGGGAACTACTGGAGCTACTGGCTCACAAGGTACTAATGGCTCTAACGGCTCTCAAGGCACACAAGGCTTGCAGGGAACGCAAGGTCTTCAAGGTCTTCAAGGCGCACAAGGAATTCAAGGCGCACAAGGAATTCAAGGCAGTTTTGGAACTAGCCCAGTAGTTTATCCCGCCGCCACCACTTCAGTTGGATTTACACTTCAAGGATTGGCTTCTCAAACCGCTGATTTGCAAGAGTGGAAAAACTCTGTCGGAACTGTTATCGCCTCTGTTGATGCTAACGGAAACCATAACTTCCCTAATATGGGGTTTGCGGGCAAAAACGCCATCATCAACGGCGGTATGGACATTTGGCAGCGTGGTACTTCAACCACCTCTGGCGGATACCAAACGGCAGACCGATGGAATAACTCGGTATCTGGAACCACAACAATTTCTCAAGAAACAACAGATTTGCCTAATGGATTTCAATACGGAATCAAGTTTGTTACTGCGGCATCTTCTTCTTTTGCTCAGTTCAAAACTTACCTAGAGCGCACTTCTGTAATTCCGCTAAGAAATCAAGTTGTAACCATATCTGGTTATCTAAAGATTACTGGCGGTTTTTCTGGTAATTGGGTTGGTCAGATTTATTACAGCAATACGACTGATACGGCTACATCTGTAACAACTCAAGTTGGCTCCAATGTAACTATTGGAACATCAGCAACATCAGCTTGGACAAGATTTAGTTTTCAATCCACTATCCCATCTGATGCCGTAGGACTTGGCGTTTTGTTTGTCCCCGACACGTTGCAAGCATCTGGTGTTACAGTTCGTACGACTGGTATTCAACTAGAACTTGGCTCTACTGCTACCACCTTCTCTCGCGCTGGTGGAAGTATCGGGGGAGAGTTGGGGCTGTGTCAGAGGTATTACTACAGAAGTAGCTCTACAGGAGCCAACCCTGGCGAACAAACTAGACTAGGTGAAGCTATTGCCTACTCAACTACCCAGGGTTTAGGCTTTATTAAATTCCCCGTAACAATGAGAATTATTCCTACCGCTTTAGATTTTGCTTCTCTTGTTGTTTATCAAGGAACTACAGGGCAACCATCTTTAACCAGTGTATCAATTAACACCGATTGGCAAAATCAAAATATGGGAGCAATTAACTTTGTCTCTAGCGGGCTAACAACTACAACCTCTTATTTCTTAGGTGTTACTCCTTCGGTTAGCGCATATGCTGGATTTAGTGCGGAACTATAAAATGATTATCACCTACCCGATTATTGTCGATACCAACGGAAACCTAATCAAAATGGTTTTATTAGACCATGAAAACGGTTCTTTTACTTCAATGACTAAAACAGATTACGATGCACAACAGGCATCTAGCACACTCCCATCCGAGTCTTCTATCCCACAGGCAGGTAACTAATGAGCAGAGCGCAGAGTCGGTCGCAAGGGTTGAGCAGAATACAGGCAGAGGCTACGGCTCAGGCTAATTTCACGGCGCAGTTGGCGGCTACTAATGCGAAGTTAGAGGCATTGGGGCTGACGGCCCAGACACATTGACACTCGTAGTAACCAACGTAGGTTCTACGGCTCAATCAGTTCTTGGTCGTATCTCTTGGACAGAAGCTCAAGCCTAAGCTAGACTATCTCCTATGGAAAATTCCGTAGGAAATACATTTGAGATGTATGAGCGCGTTCTATCAATAAAGAATGCGCTCAAACTCAAAACCCCACTTGATGTAAAGTTTACCCGCCTCGGTAGTGCACATGATGGCGGGTATATCCTTGTTGATGACGTAAATGGCGCAGACCACGTAATATCTTTAGGCGTTGAGGGCAACGTTGATTTTGAAAAAGATATTATGGAAAAAGCCTGCCATATCTATATGTACGATAATTCTATTGATGGGCTTCCAGAGCCAGTAAAGCGCTCCACATTCTTTAAGAGAACGATGGGAAGCATACAAAACGGCCACGCCTCCTTAGGCAGTTGTATTCAAGACGGCTGGGTTGGTGATGACGAAGACGACGACTTTGCTGGGTTTGCTGGCGGTGACGACTACATTCTAAAGATGGATGTAGAGGGCGCCGAATACGATTTACTTGGGGAAGCCTCTCGGGACACCCTTACATATTTTAGACAGATTACGGTGGAGTTCCACGACACTGACCGCATTGAAGATGAAGACTTCTATAAGAAAATGCTTCATGCGTTAACCCATCTACGCGAAACGCATACCCCCGTATTTGTTCACGCCAATAACAATATACCGTTAACTATAAAAGGAAACTCGCCCTTTCCTCAAGTGTTTGAGGCAACTTTTCTACGCAATGATAGCTATAAGTTTGCGGAAGAGACTGATTTGTTTGAAGGTTTAGTTACAAGAAACGATTTGCCTAAGCCAGAGATTGGGCTTACTTTTCCTTAATCTGTAAATTCCCAAACCATACCTAGTGAACGCATGTTGGCCTCTACTGCTTGTTTATAGATAGGGGCCAATTCTTGTTTGCGCAGTTCAGTGAATAGTCGTGCGCTTTCATCTTTTTGCCCAAACCACCAAGAGCTTACCGCCATCTCAAATTCAAGACAGTAAGACCCAAAGTACCCAACATCTGCTGGCAGGGGCTGTAGCCCATAATGATTTGCGGCGGCTAGTCCTATCTTTGCCCAGGTATAACACTCCTGCCAAGACTTCTTATATTCAAGAGATTGGGACAGCAGGAAGTACCCTTCTGGTCTATTTGGCATATAAGCAACCGCTTGAAACAGACAAGTACCCACCGTGTGGTCTCTATTACCCAGCTCCCCAAAGCATCGGGCTAACTTCAAAAGCGATGTGTACACTGTGAGGGACCCGTCAACATCTGCCCCGTACTCAGCGGCGCGCATATAAAAAGATACAGCGGAGGCGTATTGCTCTAGCTCTTCATACTCACGGGCTACTGCAAAGTTTATATCTGGATTAAATGGGTCTTCAGATAACTTTACTATCAGCTCTTCAATTTGCATTTAAAGCCTCCTGGACAAGCTCATCTACTACAGAGTGAGGGACTTTAAGAATAAAAGCCGCGTTATCTTGGAATCCAAAGCTAACTAGTAGGTCTTCCCCATAGACGGCCGCCCCAACGCAGAACTCTACATAGGCATCTAGAAAAGTAAATTGATTGGTCAGCCCTAAGAAGTTAAAGTCTTTATCCCAAACACAAAGCCTATGCCTATACACGGCTCCCTTTTGCTCTAAGTAATTTTTAAATAGGTCTACGTCATGCGTGATAGATACTAAGTAATCTCCCCAAGCAAATACATGTGAAGACCCTCTTTGGTCTAAAGGAGCAGGCGGTGTTTGCTTTAACGCAACCTGCACAGTAGGGGCTTCAACATCTGGGAGTACGTGCACCAATTCTGTAGGCATAGTCCACTTTACAAAGGTAAATGGCTGGTCTATAACGGGAACCCAATTCTTTTCACAATAAGAGGAGTCATCATTGGGCGCCGCAATACGCTTACGCGCCACCTCTCTAGCTTCCCATTTTCCCTTATTCAAAGAGATGGTGCTGTATTCCATGCGCCCTTGACCGTTTGTTGTAGTATCGCGGCGAACGCCAATCAAATAGTAAACGCCTTTCCATTGGACTAGGCGGGCGTCCTCTAGGCCAAGAAACTCCCAGATGGGCTCGTGCAAGTTGAGCACGTCCACCAAGCAATAATCAGTCATTTCTAACTCTGAATTGAGGCGGCAAAGATAGTTCTCGGTTTCTAAGCGCAGGTTATTCTCAGGATGCAAGTAAGCCAAAGGCCCCCACATAGAAGGGAAACGTTGCTTGTGTTCTGCGTGGTAGAGGGCATAGTTTACGTGCCTAAGATTAACAAGTATCTCCCCGTCTTCGTCTACAAAAACAGAGGGGTTCATCAGACCCGTACCCGCGGTAAAACGTTTAGGTATCACTATCGGAGCAAGTTTTCCGCCAGCTTGGACGGCGCGCTGAACTAGATTCACTCTAAATCATCTGCGGCTAGGCCGTGAAAATCACAATGTGATTCGTACAAGGTATCGGCAAGCCATTCGTCCTCAGTAGGCTCAGAGACATAGGATGAGCATAGTTCACAATATACAGCCCAGCGGATAGGGTCTAAATCCACAGCAACTACATCAACCGACATTGGGACCTCTTTATCCTGATTTATGTGCGTAAGCACGAGAGAATATTACCATGAGCGAAGATATGTCTTGGGTCAAGAACGCCCCGTCAGCCCCGTCTAAAGAAGACACTAGGCTTTTAGCCAGTCGTCCACAGGAGGCGCAAGACTTTATTGATAGCACCAAGAACTATGGCGGCGCGTCTATGAACCTTCAGTCTATGAAGATGGCACAACCTGGGGACAAAATGTATATCGTTGGTAAAGAGCCCTCTAAACATACAGGTCGCCCAGTAGACACTGCCTATGAAAATCCAGGTCAATCCACGTTAACTCCTCGCCAGTTTGCATCTCATTTTAATCGTTTAAAGGGAGAGACGAGTAACCCTAGCGCCATGATGGGCAGCTGGTACGATAAGAAAAATAAGGCATCTAAAGCCAAAGGAACTCAAATTGATTTATCAGTAGGCTATAAATATAAGAAGCCAGCTGAAAAGAAAATGATTGAACGCAATGAAGACGCAGCGTTCAGCATGGGCAACATGCGCGAAATCCGTAACGAAGCCGCTCGTAAACGCCACGGCATTACAGAGCCCCGTCCCCCAAAAAATAATTAATGAGCAAGCCGTATACACCTGGCGGAAGATTCAACTCCGATTTTGAACGCGGTTCTATCTTCCAAGGCATAGATGCTGACCTGAAGAACCCTGTAGGAACAGCGGCTCAGTGGTATATCTTTGACGCGGTTAACTCTGTTAAAGACCCAATTTACGATGTAGGAGACGACCCAAGCTACGGAGTTGGTGGAAAAGTATGGACTGGGCCGTTCACTATCCCAGTTATCAGAGCTGTGATTGAACAAGGTAGCTCCAAGACATCCACAGCTGGTTTCTACAACGCCGATACTCTGCATCTAACTCTCAACTCTAATGATATTGAATTTATCGCCCCAGGCACCATGTTGAGCCCAGACTTCCAAGACCGCAGCCGAGTTATCTGGAAAAACGAAGTGTTTCGTCCAGTAAGTGCCCAGCAACGGGGTATTATTTCTGAGACGTTTGTTCTACTAACCCTAGACCTTGTTCAGGTTATGCCTGAAGAAATGGTCAACGACCCTCAGTTCAGCGCCTACGCCAACTAGGAGAAGCAATGCCATTCAAATCTAAAGCCCAGGAAAAGTGGATGTGGGCTACCCATCCCCGCATGGCTGGTCAGTGGGAAGAACATACCCCAAAGGATAAGCCCCTTCCTGATAAACTAAAGTCAACAGCCCGCTCTAAATCAAAGGATAAGTAATGACACTATCAGCTGCATCATCCCCTTATACAGTGGGCACAACCGCTGTTCAGGTATCTCCATCTACTGGAGCTACCAATGGATATACCCTTGTTGTTCAAAATAACCATGCCAGCAACATCCTCTATGTAGGAACGTCTAACACTGTCACTTCATCTGCTTACGGTATTCAACTAGGTACAGGCGCCAGCCTTTCTCTAGATGACTTGACGCCAACTGACCAAGTGTGGGTTATTGCCAGCGCGGCTTCCACCCCAGTTGGAGTTATGGCAATCCTACGATGAGCATTCGCGTAGCCCGTAAAGGCGAGCCTATCGGAACAAGTAAGAAATCTACCCCCAAAGTGAAAGGTAAGTAACCATGTGCGCTACATGCGGATGCCGCGACAAGGCAAAAGATAAGAAGCAAGATGCCAAGCTTATGAAAGGCATGACCCCAAAGCAGAAGTCAGCTTTTGAAAAGGCTGACAAGAAGATGGATAAGAAGAAGCCATCTGCTAAGGAAGATGCCAAGATGGACAAGGCGTTGGCAAAGAAGGTCAAAAAGAAGTAAGCACTTAGCGCCCGCAAGGGCGCTTTTTGCTTTATTCTTATAGTAGTTCCCGTGCGGGGACTAAGCACTACCTTGCGATTTACTCTTGCTGCTCTCTTAGGAGATTACCCATGTCTGACCGTATTGACCGAGCCTCTGATGCTGAATTCATTAAGGCTATCGTCGAGAACGTCCCTCAACAGGCAACCAAGAATGAAACTAACGCATGGGGTGCAGCATTTGTAGCAGCAACGGCAGTGAAGCATGCACTCAAGAAGCGCTGAATTTAATGCGCTAGCCAAGCGCACATCCTTTGAGCTAGTAAGACCCCTTGATGCTCTCCTTCAGTCTTTAGCTATTAAATCTGGCTGGCCTGAAGATATCGTATTTAAATTGAATGTAATTGTAGACTCTGATGAAACTATTAGAGTCCATTACCCAGACGATATCAAGCAAGAGGTTGAAGACCTTGAATACGGACGCCCAGGTGAAACCCCTAACGCGGCAATACGCCCATTCCTTTTACGTGCCCCTGAGCTCATCCAAAATATTTTAGAAGAAAAAGCTCTAGCCCCACTAATAGATTTGATGGGAGTACTCTAATGGGAAATCCATTTATTGTTGCTGAAGACTTGGCTCTAAAGACCTGGTTGTCTGGCATTACGGTATCTGATGATAAAAACGCCAGTCGCCCTGTTAAAACTTGGTTTGGTTACCCAGACGTGGAAGTCCAAGACCAGGTGTTTCCTTTTATCACCCTTGACCTAATTGATATCAACGCGGGCAATGACAGGCAGAGCTCAGGTCTATTGACGGATACTGATTACCAAGGAACCATCGCTGCCCAATCTAATATTGAATATCAATACCAGATTCCTGTGGCGTACGACCTTGTGTATCAAATTACGTCCTATTCTCGTCACCCGCGCCATGACCGCGCCATTATGTTTCAGCTGCTAAATAAGTTTCCATCAAAGTACGGACACCTTGAGGTACCTAATCAACTAGGAACTTTTACGGTAAGTCGTTCTATGTTCCTTGATGGATTTGTAAAGCGAGACGCCGTTGAAGGTGAAACTGGAAACCGCCGCTTGCTTAGAAACGTTTTGACAGTCCGAGTAACTAGTCAGATGTCGCCTTTGGCGGCAGATGCGGTTGCCTCAGAGATTGTTCAATCTGTAACAATCAATGACACTACTACGTACATTCCGTCTGGCTACTATCCCGTTAAAAACTGACAACAACGATAATCAATAAGGAGATACATTAATGGCCGTTTATACACGCCCTGGGGTGTACGTTCAAGAAACGCTAAACCCTAATGCGCCAACACCTGGCGTAGCTTCACTCTCAATCGCAGCCTTTATCGGCACCAGCGACCGCGGACCAACTTCCGCAGCAACCTTGGTAACCTCTTGGAGCCAATACGTAAGCAAGTTTGGCGGATGGAATACCATCTCGAACAACAACTTGCCTATCGCTGTATACCTCTTCTTCGCTAACGGCGGAACTCAGGCGTACATCACACGCGTACTTGGTAACACAACCTCTGCAGTTGTTACAGCCGCATCTTGGACATCTGCTTCAAGCGGTACTGTAACTTACACAGCTAACAACACCTTTACCTCTGGTCAAACAGTTACGGTTACAGGTTTGGCTAACTCTGCGTGGAACGTATCTGGCGCTACTATCGCAACAGCGACATCCACATACTTCACAGTTACAGGTATTGCTACAGCAACTAACCTTACTGGAGTTACAGCAACGGCTACTGCTATTACTGGATACCCAACAGTAGCAACTCGTACACTCAGCGACCGCGCAGGTAGCCCTCTTCAAACCCTTACGATTGCCTCTAATAACTCAGGTACTTGGGGAAATAACCTCTATATTGCTATCCAAGACAGCCTCTCAACAGGTTACTTTAACGTAATCGTATACCTAGGCGGAACTACCTCGGGATACATTGTTGAGCAATGGACTGACGTAACCATGAAGTCTACGGATGCACGTTATGCTGTAACCGTCATCAACCAGAACTCTGCGTACATTACAGCTACAGACTTGCTCTCTATCTCTGGAAGCCCAACCAGCAACCCAGCGGTTACAGGAACAAATACCAATCTAGTCCCAGTAGTTCTCAGCGGAGGTAGCGACAACAACAACGTATCTTCTGCTAACATCTCAAGCGCGCTTAGCTTGTTTGACACTATTGCCTCTACTCTAATCCTAAATATCCCAGGATTTACAGACGCAACAACAGTCAACCTAGCTCTGGCCTACGCTACAGGTTCTACTCGTTCTAACGACGTCTTTGTAATCATTGATGGAATCAACGACACCGCCACCAACCAGCTGGCTCTTGCGGCAACTTACAGCGCAACATCCTCTGGAGCGGTTTACTACCCACAAATTACAATCTCTGACCCAACAGCCGCAGTTGGTTCACCTACAGGTGCAACTAAGACTGTCGGAGCGGGTGGAGCTGTCGCAGGTCTTTTTGCCCGCACAGACGCTTCTCGTGGAGTATTCAAGGCTCCAGCTGGTCTTCAAGCTCGTCTGTCTAACGTAGTTTCTGTACCATCACTCAGTACCACTGACCTTGGTAACCTTAACAACGGAACTGTGCCTGTCAATGCAATTCGCTACATCACAGGTTCAGGCTTTGTAGTTATGGGTGCTCGTACCCTAAAGCAGGGATATGTAGACAAGTACGTACCCGTTCGTCGAACCCTAACTTACTTGGAAAAATCTTTATCTGACTTGACGCAGTTCGCTATCTTTGAGCCTAATACCCAAGTTCTTTGGAACCGAATTAACTCTGTAGTCGGAAACTTCCTAAATCAGTTCTGGGGTCAAGGCGGTCTATATGGAAATACCCCATCAGCCGCTTTCTTCGTAAAGTGTGACTCAGACACTAACCCACAGTCATCTATTGATAACGGGTTTGTTAATATTCAAGTTGGAGTCTCTTTGCAGCGTCCAGCTGAATTCATCATCATCAATATCGGTCAGTTCAACGGTGGAACCACCGTTACTACGGCGTAAGGGAGATATAACTAATGCCAACAAATACTAACTTCAACTCAACCCTAGCGACTGACCCTTTACGCGGTTTTAGGTTCACCGCTACGTTTACTGCGGCAGGGGCTGACGCAACATTCAACACTAAAATCACTACAGGTTTTACTGGAGGATTCAGCTCAATCTCTGGTTTGTCTATTAATACCCAAGCTATCCAGTACCGCGAAGGTGGAATGAACACCACAGTTCACCAGATTCCTGGTATGACTACATTCAACCCAATTAGCTTTAGCCGTGGAGTAATCCTAGGCAATGACCAAGCTATGGTGTGGATGCGCGGGCTGTTCTCAGCTGGAACTGGCGCAGGCCTTCCTGCGGGATATAACCCAGTTACTAACCCAAACCCAGGCGCTACTGCGGCGGGCGCAACAGGAAACTTCCGTACGGACATAATCATTAATGTCAATCAGCACCCAAATACAAGCACTACTGTGGATTACCCACAAATGGCTTTTAAAGTGCATAACGCATGGATTACTGGCCTTAACTACACAGACCTGGATGCGACCAATGGTGCGATTCTGTTTGAAACAATGCAGCTTGTCCATGAGGGCATCTCTGTATTCTTTACAAATACTACGGGAAGTCCTTCAGACGGTAAAAACACAAGCGACTACTAACTGATAAGATTAGCCCATTAACCTAAGGAGAATAATTCGTGAGCACAACTGATACACCAGTAGTAGTAACAGACGCTGATTTAATTAATAAGTATGCAGCTATGGCGACAGAGGAGCCAGAACAGGTCGTAGAGACCCAGGCTCCTCTCGGACCAGAAGTAACTCTTCCTGGAGGATTTATCCTCGACGGGGCTGTGGTAAACACCGCTGAAGTTCGTGAGTTAAACGGAGTTGATGAAGAGGCTATCGCTAACGCACCAACTACAGGAAAAGCTCTTAATATTCTTCTTCAAAGAGGTCTGGTAAAGATTGGCGGAAAAGACGTAACTAGAGACGACTTGGATGCGCTTCTTGCGGGAGACCGAGACGCCATTCTTATCGCCATTCGTCGTGTTACTTTTGGTGGCACTGCAGAATACAGGGTCACATGCGCAGCTTGCGATACAGACCAGAACACCGTAGTAGACCTAGATAAAGATGTTCCTGTTAAAAAGCTGGAAAATTCTGAGGAACGAACTTGGAATGTAGAAACGAAAAAAGGGTTTGTTACTGTGGGGCTACCTACAGGAATTACTCAAAAGAAGTTGCTTGAGAACTCAGAAAAAACATCTGCCGAACTCAACACTATTCTACTTTCTGGGTGTGTGCTATCAGTAAACGGTATTCCATCTATGGGAGCCAGCACAGTGCTAAAGCTTGGTATGGCTGACCGCGCAAACCTTGTAAAAGAAATTATTGAACGTAACCCAGGCCCACGCCTTGGGGAGGTGAAGAAGGCATGCGAGGCATGTGGTGAGGAGATGAATCTCCCTATCAGCCTCGTTGATTTGTTTCGTATATAGAAAAGAAGATTACGAACTTTTATTAGATGAGTACGAGTTTCTAACAAGAAACTTTACAGGTTGGACTCTCTCGGACATACGGGGATTATCCGTGCGAGAGAGGCGCAACTGGATAGAACGAGCGAAACGAAATAGGAGGTAGTCATGGAAGATGACGTCAAGCTGGCCTTTGGCCTTGGCGGCAAGATGGGTACAGCCGTCACTAACATTAAGAACGACCTCCTAAGCTTAGCTAGCATTATCGAAACAACGCTTCTACCTAAGATTGATAAGATGGCTAGCCGCCTTGAGTCGGTTAGCAAAGATTTTAGTGGCCTTCTTATTGCTGATAAGTACGGGCGAGTTACGGGCACCTCAGGGGGTTCAAATAGAGTAGCCCCACCACCTCCTACGGATACTGGTAATAACGGAGCCCCTCCAACTAATAATCAAAGCCCTAAGACACCACAGGATAACTCCGCTGGTAAGCCTACTAACAATAAGATTGCGGCTGGGGCGCAGGCTGTGCTTGGCGGAATGTACGGGTCTAATCTACTTAGCATGGCCATGCCAAACGTGCAGACCTCCATCATGCAGGACTACCTCACTAACCGTGTAGCTTTTAATGGGGCTGGGGGGATAACGGGTAGTTTACAAGGTCAAACAAGCCAAATAAATGCTTTGCAACGCTCTATGGCAAACCAAGGAACAGCCACCAGCAGCATGGACGCAATTAATGCAATTATTGCTCTGCAAAATGCGGGGCTTGGCGGAGCAAAAAACTTTAAGCAATTAGCGTCGGGTGCCGCAGCCATTTCTAATTTAGAACCTGGCATGGGTCTTGCAGGTGCCGCTCAAGCTCAAGGAGCTGCTCAAGCCCCTACTACTGTAAATATGCTTCGTTCTATTGGTATCAATATGCGTGACGCTAACGGTAATATGCTCACTACGGGTCAAATGATTGACCAAATATGGAACTTTTTAAATAAGAACAACGGTGGCAAGAATATGGATAAGGAATCCATAACCATGTCCTTAGCCCCAGGTTATGGCCTATACAACATGCTTAGTAGCATGTTTAACGGCGACCCTATGATGATTAAACTTGTAGGAGACGGATTAAAGCTTAAAGCTCAAACAGGTGGGGCTGCTATTGATTCCCTTACCCGTAATCAAATGAAAACTTTGGGCGGAACCACTGGAACAGTTAATGCGATTGCTAACAAAACAGCTGCTCAAACAGAACTCTTAACCAATACGGCTGCAACTACTTCAGCTGGGTATGCGGCGTCTGCTGACTTAGCCGCGGCACTCAATAGATTTGCAGATATGGTCCCACAATTAACTTCGGCTTTGGGCGGATTAAACGGATTAATGTCTGGAGTAAAGGGTATAGGGGGCGGAGCACTCACAAGCGTTGCGGGCGCGTACGCCGCTAATAAAGTCGCAAAGAAAGTTGAAAGTACAGGCTTACTAAAGGGTATTGGAAATCTATTTAGTAAAGGTTTTAACTTTCTTAAAGGTAATATGGTAAGAGCGGGGGAGGACATCGCAAAAGGTGATGTGCCTGATTTTGCCGCGGCGGTCATGGAAGACGTAGCTGCGGGTGGCATCGCTGGGTTTGCTGGCGGTACATCTCGTGTACCTGGAACAGGGGATGGGGACATCGTTCCAGCCATGTTGACCCCAGGCGAAGCTGTTATTAATAAGGACGCTGCTGAGAAGTACCGTCCAATATTATCCGCTATGAACGCAGGAACCCTGCAAATGCACGCTGCTGGTACTTCTAATGTAGCTAAAGCTGAGTCATATTTATCTAAGATGAACTCTAATAAAGTAAGCGCGGGGGATTTTGCTCAAGCTATGCTCGTAGGATTAGGGGCGCCAACAGACGCGCAAAACGTCGCCAATCTAAAGCTATGGATGAGCGCTGAAGGTGGTAACTGGCTAAACACTGCGCATTTTAATCCGTTAAACACAAGCTATGGTTTAAATGGGTCTACTAACTTTAATACTGGAATGGCTGGGGGAGGCGTACAGGCGTACAAGAGTTGGAAAGACGGATTAGACGCAACTCTGGGCACTCTTACAGGTCAAAACGCTGGCGCCCGCGGGTATGCGAACCTTGTAAAAATGTTGCAGGGTGGAAAAGCATCTCAATCTGAATGGATTACTGCTTTACAGCAGTCTTCTTGGGATAATGGTCACTACTCTAACCTTTCGCATGGGGGCAACTCTAAATATAATCCAAATTCTCCGTACTCAGGCCACGGTAGCGGTGGAGCAACGAGCACCAACCCTGCAGTACCTACGCAGGCGCAAATAGCCGCACACGCAGCATCTCTTAATAAAGATGCGACTAATAACCATAACTACGGTGGGGTTAGCATCACGATTAATGCGCAAAATCAGTCATCAGATGCACTACTAAGTCAACTACAACAACTATTTGCGGGCTCAGGTATCGTAGCCCAGATTTCAGGGTGAGTAAATGCCTCAAAGTTCAGCGTATGCGGCAGCTTCTTATAAAGCATTAGCAGCTACCGCCGCAGCCACCGCGGCGGCTAACGCCCCTTTATTTCCAGTAGCTGCTGTTCAAACCAACCAAGTAGCTGCGCCACCTCCAGGTTATTATATAGACCAATTTGGGCAAGCCGCACCTGTCTCATCTATTTCAAACATAACGGATAGTAAGGCGAGAGCGGTCGCTGCCGCATTGGCAACCAACGCAGTAAAAGCTAGCGCAGTAGCGGCTGCGAAAGCAAGTGCCGCTGCAACCTCTTCTCAAACGTCTACGGCGGCCAAAGCAAATACTCCGTATAATATTCAATTCAATCTTCCACCCCATAAATGGAGTTTGCCAGTAGACCCCACTAATTTAGGGTATAACAAGACTAAGCAAACCAGCGCGTCCTTTAATCACGGACTTCGTAGAGCAGCTATGTGGTTCTACGATGCACCGCCTGCGGGAGACACAGCCCCTAGCAGCGCGCAAGGTTTAGTTTCCACATCCAATGCTGCAGCGGCTACGGACAAAAATTTATTTGGTTTTCAATTTTTATGGAACCCAACCACACTAAGCAATTCTATTTCATATAATCCTGCGATGGCTCCATCATCAGCCGATGCATTTGCGCAACTAAACTCTTTGTTTACAGGCATGGAAAGCATGCAAGTTACCGCGCAAATCAATAGAGTGATGGACTTTGCGGCGTTTAAGGCTAACCCTAACATGTCATTAAGTGAAATGGCCAGCTCGTATGCAGCGTACAAAAACCCTCAATCTAAATCTAAGGCTGAAACCACTGAACAACAAATATCTGACCTGTTAAAACGCGGAACTATGGCGGACGTAGAGTACATCTATAGGATGGTCAACGGCATCGGAAACGCATCTATACCTACTTTTACTAACGTCTTAGGTCGTCAAACAGCTGATTTAGCTTTTTTAGCCCCAACGGCTATAGCAATAAAATTTGGCCCAAACCCTGATAGTTTGTCGTACGTAGGTTGGTTAACACAGGTAGATGTTCAACACCTTCAATTTACTGAAGATATGATTCCGTTAGACACAACAGTAACCCTTAGCATTAGTGCGTTCTCTCGCACAACGTTAGCGAGCAACTAATGGCTATCTATAAAGGCTCTAGATATGAGTACTCTAAAGTAGACTTTGTGCAAACAAAAGCTGCGGGAAATGCAAACCCTATTATCTTCTACAACATTCCTGTATTTACCAACCTTTCTTACTATGAGCATGTGTATGAAGCTGGGGAACGGATTGACCAGATATCTACTCAGTACTACAGAACACCTAAGCTTTGGTGGTTAATTGCTGCGGCTAACCCCGCAATAAATGATTTATACAATATACCTGCGGGAACTTCTTTAAAGGTGCCCCGTGTTTAATTATTTAAAAGTAACTTTTCCTAACACTACGCTATCACCAAGCAGTGTGCTCTCTTTTAATTACTACCAAAACCGTTACAAGCATGAGGTTGCGGTCATAAAATTTAGAGATTGGAACGTTGAGTACTCTGTAATTTCTTCGGGTTCTCCTGTGCAATTTCAGATGTTTCATGGAGTTACCGCTGGGGCAGTAAAAACATTTTATGGATATGTCCACCACGTTTCACCTACCAGAACACCTGGCCAAAACATAACCGAAGTAACAGTAATCGGAGCCTCGTGGGTTATGAAAAATGAAAGCCAACATATTTATAAAGGACTATCAGCTGACGCTATAGTTACCCAAATGGCAAAAAAGTATAAGTTTGCCTCTTTTACTGTGAGTCACCCTCGCGTGTTCCCTCAGGTGTCTCAAGCGGGACACACAGACTGGGGTCTGTTAGTTCGTCTAGCTAAACAATGCGGCTACAGCCTACGTACAGAAAACACTGAGATTTACTTTCAGCCTATGTTGTATGAGTATACAAATTATCGTTCTCAAGCGCCTCGCTTTATTATGCGTGAGTCTAATAACCCTGGCGGTTCTACTATCTACAACTTTAAACCAATGATTGGCGAATCTATACCGTACGAACAGGAAACTAAAGCGGCTACCGCTGTGTCTGGTATAGATAGACCCTCTATAAATGGTTTATCTCTTACGCAACCTACAAGAAATAAGAAAACTAGAAGCTCTTCTAGTTTAGAATTTTTTGATAAGTATGAGACTTCAATCGTCGCTAACAATGCCGATACTGCTAAGCACGAAGCTAAAGCGGCCGAAGACCGAGCCTCTTTCCCGTACCGCGCTACAGTTGAAGTTAAAGGAGACCCTTTACTTCGACCAGATATGCCTGTATACCTACAGGGAGTTGGAGCTCAATACGAGGGCTATTGGACAATCTTAGGCACAGAGCACAAGATTTACGAAAAAGAGCGCAATAACCAGATATACACAACAATTTTAACTGTGGGTAGCGACTCTTTAGGTGCGGCGGTTACTTGGACAGATAATCAGACTATTACTCAACCCGCGGCTACTCCTACTAGAACTATTATTCCAGGAGTAACGCAAACGGTTATTACCCCCAAGAGCACTTTAATAAACACAACCCCATACAACCTTCCTCAGAAAAAGGGAACATTTGGGACACTTAATAATAGAACTGGCGACTCTATATCTAGTCCTACTTGGATTTCACAGACCGTTACGCTTAACCCTATCTTGACAGTGCCTGGAAGCTCCTCTCCTACGCGCAGCACCGCCCAAGCCTCTATTGGAACGATAAAGTGATGAACGACGAATACGATAAAAGATTTTATGGAATTTACGAAGGCGTCTGCACTAATAATGCTGACCCAGACGGTAAATATAAAATTAAACTTATTGTTCCGCAGGTGCTGGGCAATAATGAAACAGACTGGGCTGTTCCTTGCCTTCCTGTGGTAGTAGACGCTGACCATGGAACCTCTGGCGGCCTGACCACCACTACAAGTTCCGTTAATGATGGGGGCACTGGTTCTTCATCACACAGCCATACAGTGACGTTGACCACACATCAAAAAGTACCAAACCTTAATCAAAAGGTTTGGGTTATGTTCATTGCTGGAGACCCTAATTTTCCAGTCTGGATGGGAGTTGAACTATGAGTTCTGACAGCGCTATAACTCTTCCTTTTTCTTTTAATAGCTCTGGGGGTATTAGCTATACGACCGATATTCGTAAAATCTGGCAAGACCGAGTGACCTTAGTAGTTATGTCGCTAGTAGGGGAGCGGGTTATGCGACCAAATTTTGGGACAAATACGCGAGGTGCTGACTTTGAAAACACATCTAATGCTTTGTCTTTAATACAGTCCGAAATTGCCGCTGGGTTTTCAACCTGGCTACCTAATCTAACTCTTTTAGAGGTTACTGGGGCCGTAGACCCTGTAGATAACTCATTAAATATAAACGTAAGCTACCAATATGGGTTAGGTACTACCGACTCCGTGGTCTTGCGTAATGCTATCCTTGACTCTACAGGCTCAATACTTTCGGAGGCTCCAATAAATGGCTAGTTATGTTCCATCGGTAGACTATACCTCTAGAGACTACTCTGCCATTTTGTCAGATATGACTAGTCTTATCCCTAACTTTACGTCCAACTGGACTAACCGCGACCCCGCTGATTTTGGCGTGGTGTTGTTGGAGCTTTTTGCTTACATGGGAGACCTATTAAGCTATTACATTGACCGCGCTGCCAACGAAGCAATGATTACTACTGCTACTCAAAGACAAAGCCTTTTGGATATCTCCACAATGCTTGGTTACGTCCCAACGCTGGCTACACCAGCGACGGCATTAGTGACGTTTACTAACACTAGCGCTAGCGCTATAACTGTTCCAGCATTAACTCAAGTGGCGACATCCTTAATTGCAAATTCTACGACGTCTCAAGTAGTTTATGAAGTTACCTCTGCGGTAACAGTCCCTGCTCAAGTGGGGTCAACTGCTGGAACCGTAAGAACCTCAGTAACTCAAGGCGTAACTGTTTCTAACGAAAGCGTTGGAATTTCCAATGGATATCCTTCACAAGTTTATCAATTAGCTAACACTTCTGTTATCAATAATAGCACTGTCGTAGTTATTAACGGCGTAACTTACGCTCAAGTTCCCTATTTGGTTGATTATGGTAGCTATGACCCTGTTTATTCAACATACGTAGATGAAAACAATATTACCTACGTTAAATTTGGCGATGGAGTTAGCGGCTGCGTCCCACCTAATGGAGCAACCATATATGTTACCTACAGAGTAGGTGGTGGGGTACTTGGAAACGTAGCAACAGGCCTGATTAAATATATTTTAACAATGCCTGGGTTTAACGCTATTCCAACAGGATTAAGCGCTGTCAACTCGGACGTAACTGCGGGAGATGGAGCAGCAACTGGGGGGGCGGATGCTGAATCCAATGACTCTATTCGCTATAACGCTCCTTTAAGTATTCGTTCTATCAACCGCGCAGTTGCGGTTAATGATTACGCGTATTTAGCTACTCAAGTGCTTAACGTAGCAAAGGCTATAGCGTACGCTAGCGTTTATTCTTCTATCACTATTTACATGTTACCTTCTGGAGACCCTGGAGTATCTTCAGATAACGTTACGCCGAGCGCTACTTTTAATACGGTATCCGCAAATGTTCTTTCTTATTTAGTCAACAAAGCCCCAGGAAACACTACTATAACCGTACAACCCCCTAAATGGGTAGGCGCGTACATTAACTTAAACATTACGGTAAATCCAACTTACAGTCAATCTGCAGTTAAAACAGCGGTTACAACCGCTATTAACAACTTATTTTTTGTGGATAACACTTACTTTAATCAAACTATCTCTGTATCAAGTCTTTATAACGCGGTAGCGGCAGTCCCTGGTGTGGCGTATCAAAGCCTTACAAAGATGGTACGCGCAGATGCAGACCAGACCTATGTGGTTAATAACAAGCAGCTTGTATCTTCTGTGGCAACCCTAACCACGTCTACTACCCATACTTTGACCGTAGGACAAACAGTGTCGGTAACTAACGTAGATGCCACATTCAACGGAACTTATGTAGTCACTGCGGTAACAAGTAACACGTTCTCATATGCCCTTATCGCCAGCCCTGTGAGCTCTACTCCAGTATCTGGTGGTGCAGTAACTGCGTTAACAGTTAAAGATATAGTATGCGCTGTTAGTGAAATTCCTATGATTTCCTACTCCAGTACTTTCACACTAGGAAGCTTAAATATCACTGCTACAGGTGGTGTTACTAGCTAATGGCACGTTACGGAATTGATTACTACGGCCTTGGAACGTACTCAGGAAGCGCGGCTGCTACAGCATCGTACTCTGCGGGTACCTTTTTAGCGAAGCCTTATAACTATGGAGCTATACAATTAACGTGGTCTACCCCGACGGCCGCCGCAGGAACTTCTATAGCTAGCTTAGTAATCGTAAGAAATCAATACGGCTTTCCAGTTAATCCGTATGATGGTACCCAAGTCCTAGTAAGTAGTGATAACACTAACCCAACATCTTTTATAGATAGCACAGGGCTATCTGGTGGTGGGTACTTTTACTATTCTTTATTTATCTACGTGTATACAGCGTCTACCAATTCATACGCATGGGTAAACGCGGGAACCGCTTATGGATTTGCGGTCACCAAGGCTGGATACACAGACCGTTTGTATGGGTCTATTCCAGATATTTATAAGATTTTAGACCCGTCCTCTGCAACGGCGGACTGGAGTAACCAAGACTTATATAACTTTTTAGCTAACTTTGGCTTTCAGCTTGATTACATGCAAAACAGCATTGACCTTTTACGCCGTAGGTACAATATCGAAAAAGTAAACGGTAACCTAGTACCAACATTAATGAATCAATTTGGATTTACTTATGAAGGCTCCTTAGGTCTTCAGCAAAACCGTATTCTTCTTAGAGACGCTATTACATTAAATAAGCAAAAAGGAAGTAAACAAGGGCTTACCGCTTTTCTTAAAGACTTCACGGGCTATGCAATTCCTACGGCTTCTACAGCGCCTAACCCAAATGTTACTGGGGTAACACTGGGTCACAATTTAATGCTGGACTACAATGACTCTTCTGCTGAAGAAGGCACAGGACACTGGGTTTCTTCAGATGGAACTTCAGACATGGACTGGCTTGGTACATTAAACGTCACCTCCGTTTCTCTAACCTCAAATGTGGCCACACTTGTCGTTGGTCCTCATCAATATGATGTAGGAAATTACATAACAGTAACAGGACTGCCTGCCACTTTATTTAATCAGTCGGTGCCTCAAGTAATTACGTCTATTGACCAAACTAACTCTATTAGTTTTGCATTGTCTTACGCCTCAAATGTGACCTCTACAAGCGGTTATAACTTAGCTACTAACACATACGGCCAAATACATCCTAACCCTATTCCTTGGTCAGAGCCTACTGCCCCTAGTCTGTTTCCAAACAAGACAGGTGGAATTCTTGCGCTATACAACATGTCCGCTACCGCTCAAGCAATTTCTGCTTACTGCGGAGATTCCGACGCTATCGGCCAAGGCATACCTGTAACTGCGGGAACTGTTTACTCTTTTAATTTTTATGTAGCAAACGGCGGGACCGCAAGAGCGGTAACCCCTGTTATTAAGTGGTATGACCGTTTTGGTAAATACATTTCTTCTACAAGCGGAACTGCAATAACAGACACTGGGACACTGTTTTCTAGCTCGTACCGCCCTATAGTTAATGGCGTTGCTCCTACGTATGCTACAGCGCAAGCCATATCCACGTCATTAACTCAAGCGTATTACGCAGTACCTGGCTTATCTATTGCTAGCGTTGGTGGGTCAGCAACTAATGAGCACCACTACATTGATGCGGCACAATTTGAGGTGGCACCCGCGGCCACAGTAGCTGGATTAACCGTACCTATCACGGCGGCTTCTGGAAACGGAACCACGGTAACGTATACAGCGGTTAATACGTTTGTAGCTGGGGATACAGTAAACATCACGGGAATGCTCACATCATCTTTTAATTTTACAGCTGCAGTAATAACTAGTGCTACAAGCACACAGTTCACTATAGCAAGCACGTTAGCAACAGGTGTGGGCACCGTTACAGGTTCACCTGTTGCTGTTTTTGCTGGGAGTACTTTTGATGAGGCACGTCAACTTCATATCGTGCTAAAGGCTAATCGTATTAACGAGCTTATTAATCCACATTTTGCTTCTCCTTTAACTCCTTGGACGGTAACTAACGCGTCTAGCGTTGTTATTAATAGCATTGAAGAGCCTACCTCACCAGAATTTGCTGTTAGTACCACAGGAATTGCAGGGGGAGTAGCTACTGTAACGCTTTCTTCATACCATACATTTACAGTAGGTCAGTCTGTATTTTTAACTGGAATATCTGGTTCTGGGGTAACTCCTTCAAGTTTTAATGGGACTCAGACTGTGGCTTCTGTTACAAATAATACTTTTACATTTAATACGGGAGCTCCTTCTCAAGCAACAACAACAACTACGGGATTTGTGTACACCGCAGGAAACACTTTAGAGATTACAGCAACAGCGCCTAGCGTTACGGTGTCCTCTTGGGACGGGGCAACTGCTTCTCAATTAATGCCTATTTATTATCCAGGAACGTCCTACTCGTTCAGCGTATGCGCGCAATCGCTATCCACCGCAGAAAACGTTCAGTTAGCTATACAGTGGTACAACTCTTCTAAAACATTGATAGGCACCTCTCTTGGAGTATCAACCGCTCTAAGTATTGGTAACTGGGTTCGCCCTTACGTCACGGACACGGCCCCAACAACAGCCGCTTACGCTGTAGTTCAACTTTTATGGAGCACAACCACAGGACACTTCATCGCTATTGATGAGGCTCTGTTCGAGAATAATGGATTGGTCTTACCATACTTTGATGGCTCTAATGGACAAGGGCTACTCCCTTATGACTTTATGTGGGAAGGCAACGTGGTCAATGGAGCACGAAGCCATTTCTACAAGAATCGTTACAGCGTACAAACGCGTCTACTAGGTACCAATATCACTAACCAGATTAATGCGGGGTCTACGGTAGCGTTTTACCTAGCACAGCCACAAACGTAGTAAGATACAAGCATGCTTAATTTAATGTTGATTAGCCTGTCCACTGCATTCTTGTTAGCTCTATTCTCAGGAGTTTCTCAGCTTCTGTCTATGTTCGTTAATCCTGTGCTTGTTAACACTAGCTTTGTATTAGTGTTTAGCATTGCAACAAGTTTTCTTGTCACGGTCCCAGGGTGGAGAGCGCACATTGTTTACATAATGGCTGGGGCGTTTCTAGGAAGAACTTTCCTCACTATTGCGGAAAAAACGGCGAATTTTCACGCGACTATAGTCAGAAATACACAAGTCTAAAATCCTGTGTTAGTCTTCTCCTCCCCTAACAGGAGGTCCAATGGACAAGCACTATGTATTAATAACAGGTAGAGGTACCACAAGTCGGGCAAATGTCGAAGCCCTTCTAGAAGACTATATCTACGCAGCAAAAGATGAACTTGTATTCGTACTTGAGTACGAAAAGTCACCGAGCCAAGGGCAAGTGTTCATTGCTCAACTAGCAAGGGGTAAAGGCAAGGACATAATTGTCTTTGCTCACCCTGACGCTAAGTTTGACGGTTTGACAACAGGGTTCACTTTCAACCCCGTCATTGATACTTTTACTGAGGCAGTAGCCTTTGTAAAGGGCGAGAAAGCCACAGCCATATTTATCTGGGACGACGAAGATGAATCCCAGCCCCCGCGAGTCCGTTTACTAAAAGACGCGGGGATTAAAAGTCAAGATATCACTCAAGGCCTAATGTTGATTAAGGTAGCCGATGGTAGCCTTAGCGCGCCCGAACCAGTTGAAATCCCTGAAGCCGAGCAGGTCGAAGAAGAGCCCCTTGAGGATGATGATTTTGAAGAGGCCGAAGAGGTTGAGGACGACGAAGAGGAACCTGACCTAGAGGATGATATCTACTATGGGATTCAGGCTTTCATTAAGGCTATCGCCAAGGCGGTCGTAGCCGAGCTCCAGAGTGCCCCAGAAACGCCTTCTAAGGGCGACGAGGCGTGATTACATCTCGCGCCCTAGGCGTCTACTACTACCTAAAGGGTTCAGGGGCTAATATAAGCGCTGAGAGCCTTTCCCGCGTTTTCCCCGAAGGGCGGAAGGTATTCCTCTCCGTCCTGAAGGAGCTCCGTGAGGTGGGTCTGATTTCGACCACCCGCGAGACGGTCAACGGCAAGTTCGTGACCGTATCCCGCTTAACCGATGGGAGTCCCAAAACGGAACTCCTGTTACAGCAGTATGAGCAGAATAGCAATTTAATACTAAATGCTTATTCACTTAAATCATTAGAAAGAGTTCACGGCGGAGCCGTGAAAGGAGCAAACGTGGAAGATTATTCTCTTGGAAGATACGAAGTTGACGAGGATGACCGTCAAGAGCAAATCCGCAAAGCCCGTAAGAAGACTCAAGACGATTACGCAGAACTCAAGACTGCTGAAGCCACCCGTAAGAGCGAGGCTAAGTCCGCTCAGGCTCCCATAGATTGGAGCACGGATGCCTCGGTTTATGAATTCGCTGACCGCATGGGTCATATGTGGAACGTTCAACCTTGGACTACGGCTCGTACTCGGTTCAAGGGCGCTTTTGCTAAGTGCCGCAAAATCCACAGCACCAACGGCGAGATTGAACTCAAGATGATGGACCGCTTCTTTGCAGGCCTTGAGCACCAGAAACACATCAACGACCCAGAAGTTATTTGGAAGATGTTTATTAAAAACTACGCTAGCATCCTGCTTGATGTTGAGCGCAGTACTGTGACCCAAGAAGATATAGCCGTTGCTGAGGACATCTCCGCGCGACAGATGGAGAGGTTCTAATGTTTAAACTTACCGACTTGAAGTTACGTCGTCGTACTTGGATTAAGCTTGCCAATATCCCAGAGAAGCGCATTGGTTGGACCTTGGCTGACTGCACTGAGGTAGCCACGGATAAGATGCAGATGATTAACCGCTGGTACAAAGCGGTTAAGGACCACGAAGTAATCCGCGCTACTGGTAACACTCGTTGCGGTAAAGGTTTACTACTATGGGGAGAGCCAGGGCACGGTAAGACCACTCTTGCTTTGTCTATAGTTCAGGAAATGCTTACTACGTTTTCTCTTGAAGACTTTGACGCTAAAGACGGGGCTGCCCTAATCCGCCCATGTTATTTTGCTACCTTCAACGACATTCTTGCACTCAAGGGAATGACCATGGAGAACTCTGCTACTGAAGACCAAGAGGTCTTATTTCAGGGGATTTTGGGGGAGTGCTCAAATGATGCGTATAACATCCGAGTCCTGATTATAGACGACTTGGGTAAGGAACACACCTCATTGTCAGGTTGGCAAAGTAGCATGTTTCACCACATTTTACGCACACGGTTTAACAAAGGATTGCCTACCATTGTTACTACCAATATCAAGTTGGAGAACTGGGCTAGTGAGTACGGAGATGCCACAGAAAGCTTTGCTAATGAGGCCTTCGTGTACTTGCCTATTAATTCAACTGACCTACGAAAGTGAGAGCAAACCCCGTGTCAGACATGCGTTTAGTCCAACTTTTTTTGAGCCCGTCTCAAACTGCTGGCCCAGGGATTTATGAGGTTACTAGTGACCCTAAAGGAAACCTGTATTGCACTTGCCCAGGGTTTATTGGACGCAATTCGTGTAAGCACTCTAAATTTGTCGGTTCTCGCATTGACGATAACGACGGCCATTACCCGTTAGAGATATCTTCTCGCGCAACAGACGAAGACACAGCGAAAGCCAAAGCTTCAAATGAAGCATTCCGTGAGTTTGTTATTAAGTTTGGGAAAATAGAGGTGTACTAGCAATGAGACACGGGGACATCAGTAACGAGCTCCCCAAAAGAATAATCGTGATATCAGACGTATTATTGAATGTGGAGCTCTCGGTTAAAAAACGGTACAAAGTAATACCAATAGTTTCAAAAGAAGTAACTATCAAAAGAGAACTGCTTAGCTTTTTGTATTTGTATACAACAAAGAAAGGCGTGACTCTTGAGTTAGCCTCCTACACCTTAGACGATGAACAGTTGTCTGAGACTATGGAGTACTTAGATGAAAAGGGAACGAACCCCTTTAGATATTTCACTACATATCCATCTATACAAAGCCTTATAGACGAGCTACCATACCGCCCTGAAGTTGTTGGGGTGCTGGATGCTCCGCAAAACATATTACGATACGGACACTGGGGATTGGACTACAGCAACTTATGAACAACGAAGCAAAACTATTAAGTAAAGTTATTGAGAGCCGTAACCTTGGATTAATCTTAGAGCGCGGAGTTGATGCAGAGTGGTTTGCTGATGCAAACGATAAAAAGATATTCACCTTCCTGCAAAAACACTTTACCTATTATCAAGAATGTCCAAGCCTTGATTTGGTAATTGAAAACTTTCCTACATATAGTCTTTTAAAAGTAGAAGACAACATTGAATACTTTTTAGACAGGCTTGTAGCAAGCCGCCGTAAGCTTTCAATCATTCATACGATTGGAGAAGCCCTCACCTCTATTGAAAAAGAAGCAGACCATGAGAGCGCACTGCTTGCTATGGAGCGCGGAATTATACGATTGGAAGAGGCAGGCCTCACCAAGTCTAATGATTTGGAAATTACTAAAGCAGCCAAACACGCTAAGACAGAGTACGAGTTCCGCAAAAACAATCCAGGACTACTAGGTATCCCAACAGGTTTTCCCACTATGGATGAATCTACCTCGGGCTTACAACCTGGTCAGCTCATTGTTATCGTTGCTCCACCTAAGACTGGTAAATCTACATTAGCTTTGCAGATTGCTATTAACTGCCAGCTTGAGGGCAAGGTTCCTATGTTCATGTCCTTTGAGATGAGCAACAACGAGCAGAAGAACCGTTACTACGCTATGCGAGCTCGCATTGCATACAGGCGTTTAATGACGGGTACGCTTACTACTGAAGAAGAAAGTCGTTTCTATACCAAAGTAGACGCCATCCAAGATATGGAAGACAAGTTCCACTTTGTTGACTCTTCCAACGGGCAGACCGTTAGTTCTGTAGCCAGCAAGGTGCAGAGTAAAAACCCAGATATCATCTTTATTGACGGTACCTACTTGATGATTGATGAGGTGACTGGGGAATCCAACACCCCGCAATCAATTACTAACATTACTCGTAGCCTCAAGCGTTTGGCGCAAAAGATTAATAAGCCTATTGTTATCTCAACGCAAGCGCTTTCATGGAAGATGCGTGGCGGTCAAGTTACCGCTGACTCAATCGGTTACTCCTCTTCTTTCCACCAAGACGCCGACGTTATCTTTGGTCTACAGCGTGAGGACGAGGCCGTAGATGACACTCGCCTACTGCGCGTTATCGCCAGCCGTAACTCTGGTCTTACCGAGGTTTCATTGACATGGGATTGGGATACCGCTACATTCCGTGAAATGAACGAGGATGACCTGTGACAGTTGATGAAATGACTTCTACTCTTGAGCGCTTAGGGCTTGATGTCCTAGGTTCTCATGGGTACGAGATTCAAGGTCAATGCCCTGCTCATATTGAGCGCACGGGTCACGCTGACCGTAATCCGTCTTGGTATATCAACGCTGATACGGGCGCACACATATGTTTTTCTTGTGGCTGGAAAGGCAACCTTTACAGTTTAATTGCGTACGTAACCAAAGTTGATTACGAAAAAGCTAGTGAATGGCTTGGCTCTGTAGATAGTCTTGTCTCTAGGTTTAATGGATTACAGAAAGTAACTAAGCCTAAGATAGAAGAGCCCACGCACATCACGGGTTCCATGTTACGCGCTTTCTCTACCCCACCAGATTACGCGCTTAACGCTAGGGGCTTGAGTAATACTGCTGTTACTACCTACGGGATTCTGTGGGATGAGCGTAATCGAAATTGGATTATTCCTATTAGAGACCCCCACAAAGACACTCTATTAGGATGGCAAGAAAAGGGCTTTGACCACCGCTACTTTAATAATAAGCCTGCTGGTGTGAAGAAGAGCGAGACGCTATTTGGGTATAACGAGAACGTATTTAATTGGGCAGTCATTGTTGAATCACCCCTAGACGTAGTACGCCTAGCGTCTATTGGAATTCCAGGGTTAGCTACCTACGGGGCTATGGTATCTAAAGCGCAGTTCAATCTTATTCGTGGTTTGGATAAGGTTATCTTCGCTATGGACAACGACGAAGCAGGAAGAAACTCTGCCAAAGACCTACTGGCAATGTGTCAAGAGATGGGTGTAGAATCCTGGTTCTTCAACTACGGTGACTTAGACGTCAAAGACGTAGGTGGTATGAGCAAGTCCGAAGTACTTAACGGGATTGAAAAGGCACGGCATATGGTTAGGAAAGACCGAGCCATACATTAAGGGGTACACATGATTATTGGATTAACTGGCTACGCACAAAGCGGTAAAGACACAGTTGCTAAAACTCTTATTGATAACTATGGTTTCAAACGCATCGCTTTTGCTGACCCTATACGCGAACTTCTATACGAAATGAACCCCATAATTGGATTTGAGGTTGATGGCGGAGGGTGGGACTTAAAGACTGTTGTAGACCGAGACGGTTGGGATTTTGCTAAACAAGACCCCGAAGTTCGTCGTCTGCTTCAGGACTTAGGTGTTGGTGCCCGCAATGTATTCTATGAAGACTTTTGGGTTGACGTAGCCTTAGCAGATGTAACTAACTACAAAGACGGCAACCATTTTGTTATTACAGACGTTAGATTTATGAATGAGCTTCTTCAGATTAAACGCATGGGCGGTCAGATTTGGCGTGTAGACCGCCCAAACGTTACTGCGGTTAACAGTCATGTATCTGAATCTGCTCTATCCGAGTATGGTGTAGACCTTCTTCTCTATAACCACTCCACTATTGAAAACTTAGAAGAAAACATTAAATCCGTTATGGCAGGAGTATTAAATGCTAAGTGATGCAGTTGTAGCAAAAGAAGAAGCTATTGCCTTAGTCGCTTCTGGTATGAACCCAGAGTGGCGAGAGGATGCTTTACGGGCTATTAAGACCTTGGCTGAGCGCGAGGATGAGTTCACCACCGATAAGGTGTGGGAAGAGCTCTTGACCTTCTCCACAGCGGACACCCCTGAACCTCGTGCCATGGGTGCGGTAATGGTTCAGGCTAGAAAACTAGGTTACGTACTGCCTACCAACACCTACTTAAATAGCTCAAGGGTTAGTTGTCATAATCGCCCATTGCGCATTTGGAAGTCTAATCTTAGATGACCTTTACTGGCACTTTACTTCCTTACCAACCTGAGGCTGTAGACCGCATGTGCGAACGTGGCACAATGCTTGTCGCTTATGACCTTGGGCTTGGTAAGACTGTCCTGACTATTGCCGCCTTGGAGCGGTTAATGGCTGAGCAGAAAATTAAAGAGCCAGGTCTTATAATTTGTTTATCCTCATTGAAATATCAATGGGCTAATCAGATTGAAAAGTTTACAAGTGGTACTTCACGTGCTTTGGTCATTGACGGAACGCCAGCTAAAAGAGCAAAACAATATGAAGAGGCCTACAACTGGGCTACTTCAGGAGTTGACTATATTGTCCTCAACTATGAGCAAGTTGTTAATGACTGGGACTTCATTAAAAAACTTCCACGAGGATTTGTAGTACTCGACGAGGCTACCGCTATTAAGTCGTTTAAATCTAAGCGCACAAAGGCCGTAAAGAAATTGGTCAATGCTCCCTTTAGGTTCGCTCTTACAGGAACACCTATTGAGAATGGTAAACCCGAGGAGCTTTACAGCATTATGCAGTTCGTAGATAGCTCTGTGCTTGGCCGCTTTGACATATTTGATTCGGCTTTTATCGTGCGCAATAGCTGGGGTGGGGTAAACAACTATAGAAACCTTCCCACCTTGCACACAAAAATGAAGGAAGCTTCTGTGCGTAAGTCCCAGAAAGACGCAGACGTAGCGCCTTACCTTCCAGAGGCTATACATCAAGACCCTATCTTGGTTACGTTTGACCGCAAATCTTCTAAGTTATACACACGCATCTGTGACGACCTTCTACGGGACTTAGAGGAGGCTCAGAACCTGTTTGGTGGGGCGTTCAATGTACTTGCTCACTATGGTTATGAGAACCAAAGAGGAGGTCCTGAGGACGAATGGCGCGGTAAGATTATGTCTAAGATTGGGTGCCTAAAGATGCTCTGCTCTCACCCCGAACTTCTGCATACCAGCGCTGAAAAGTTTAAACAATTAAACGGAGAAGGGTCTGCCTATGCAAATGAATTGGTTGAGTCTGGCTATCTTGATGGCGTTAGTCATTCACCTAAACTGGACTACCTTACGCAGTATGTCAAAGATTTCTTGGACCAAGACGAAGAGAACAAAGTAGTTATATTTGCTACGTATGTTGACATGCTGGACATGATTGCTGAGACCTTAGGCCCTGAAAGATGTAAGCTCTACTCAGGTAAACTAGATGCCAAGACTAAAGAGGAGAACAAAGTTGCTTTTAACAATGACCCTTCTATCCGTGTCCTCATTAGCTCTGACGCTGGCGGTTATGGCGTGGACCTTCCCGCGGGTAATCTCCTTGTTAACTATGACCTCCCGTGGTCTTCAGGAGCGGCGACGCAAAGAAACGGTCGTATCATCCGAGCCTCATCTAGATTTCAGTCCGCCGTCATACAAGATATTCTGATTGCTGGTTCGGTGGAAGTAAGGCAATACGAAGCCCTTCAACAGAAGAACGCGATAGCCTCAGCCGTCATTGATGGAGAAGGAATAGACGATAAAGGCGGAATTCCTCTCACTATTGGCAGTTTAAAGCAGTTTTTGGTAGAGGCTATCGTATAAACCTATTTTGTACCTTTTTTAATATTACAGAGCACATGAGTAGGACGTATATTTTCTATTAAGTCAGTTCCCCCTTTAGACAGTGCAATTACATGGTCTAAATGTAACCCTTTCTCCCATCCCTCTTTATATCTAGGATGTCTAGGCGGGTCTAGTAACTACAGGAAGTTTTTGTGTGTTAACATTATTGTCATTCATACTAGTTTAAGTATAACATTGAAGGATGTGGTTAAGTCGCCTAACGCGCCTAAGACTCCTACACGTACTATCCGTGTATCCGATGACCTATGGCTTGCTGTTCAAAAGAAGGCTTCTAAGGAAAAGGTCACGGTAACAAGCGTGATTATCGAAGCGCTTGAGGCGTATATTGCCCTTGACAAGAGGTTGGACTAGTACTAAATTACTCCTTCTAACCAAGGAGTAGATGTGAACTTAGAAGAAATTAAAAAGAATGCTCACCAGTACTTTGTACTTAAATCCGAGAGCACCTTACTCACTGCCAGACAAAACGAATTAAAGAAGCGTCTACTTGATTCTTTAGATGATGCTGAGGCTGACGATAAAGGTCATAAAGTCCTGTCTTTTGAGGACTCGGACCTAGGTACGGTTAAGCTGACCAAACAACGTCGTGTTACTAAGAACCTTGATATGGATATCGCAGAAGACCTCCTAACTAAAAAAGGTATTAAAGATACCTGTGTTAAGATGGTTCCTATGCTAGACGAAGCCGCAATCATGGCCGCTTTCTATGAAGGTTACCTAACAGAAGAAGACATTGATAGCATGTTCCCTGCAAAGGAGTCCTTTGCTTTTTTGATTGACGCGGCTAAATGACCGAAGATTTCATTGACTCTACCTTTGCTGACCTGGATACTTACTATCCAGGCAGTAAACGCAAGCAGAAAAAGATAGAACCTAAAAAGCCTGAGGTAACCCCTGATGTTGCTTGGGATTCTAAGCCGTTCGTAAAGGTACTTCCCAATGGTAAAAGCATTGAGATGTTTACTATCGGCGCGCTTGCGCAGGCTCTAGGCCGCCCTGTAATAACAATCCGCGCATGGATTAAAGAGGGTTACCTTCCAGCCTCCCCCTACCGCCTCCCAGCCAAAAAGAACATCCATGGTGAAGACCACCAAGGGCGCAGGCTTTACTCTCGCGCTATGGTGGAAAAGGTGGTAGAGTTATTCCGTGCCTCTGGCATTCTAGAGGTAAAGCGAATAGAATGGCCGACACACCGACAAGTCACTCGTGATATTGTCGAGGCATGGGGTAACATCCGTGCAGAAGAAACTAATTAAAACAACATACAATCAAAGGAAAATAAAATACAATGGCAATCAACCGAACTGAAGCAGAAGCAACAGCGTACGTCCCAGAAAACGATGAATTCAACACTTCATCACTTGACGCTCGTCCCGCACAAGCCACTAGCACTCTCGTGCAATCAGGCTGGGAAGCAGCAGAAAAACTAACCGCTCCATCAAAAGAGTATCCAACTGAGTTTAAGTTTGATGCTAATGGTGGATATCAAATCATTAAGTTTCTAGACCAAGATGGTCCTTTCGCCGTGTACAAGTTGCACTTCTTGTCTCAAAAGACAGAGGGACAACGCTCTTATGTTTCACACGGACCTAACGACCCTCTTTGCACAAAGCTTGGTAGTAAGCCTGAAGAGAAGCGCGCCTTCTCTATTGTGAACCTCAGTCACCCTGAAGGTCCAAAGCGTCAGATGCTTATTGCTAGCCCACGTCTATTCAAGACCCTCCACGCGGCTCACTTCTCCCCACAAGGTCCTCTAACCAAGAACTACTGGGCTGTTAGCCGTACAGGTAAGATGCAAACAACCACGTATCACATCAACCCAGTTAAGCCCCGTGACCTCATGGAAGACTGGGCTATTGATGAAACAGCCGCGGAAGCCTCTGTAGCGTCCTTCGTTTCGTACACTCGTGCGGACATTAAGGAAAATACATGGGAAGAGCTTGAGGCTGTAGCCGCTTCTCTTTCACCTGCATTCTAACCAACAAAAACTAGAACGCTGGCGGGTCAAGTCTTTTATTAGACTTGGCCTTCCAGTCTTATTGGGGGAACCATTTGAATATTATTACGACTAAAGAAGATTTACAGGAATTAGTCTCGTACTACATGGCGCAAGACGCCTTTGCTTTTGACGTGGAAACTGTGGGTGTTCATCGCGGTGTTCCCGTAGAGAATGAAGTTTTATGGATTAGCCTAGCCACTCATGGTCGCGGAGATGCTATCCCCGTGGGTCACCCTAACGGAGAATTTATTGAGTTCATCCGACCACTTACAGGTCAAGGTCAGAAGCGAGTAGAAGCAGGACTTCCTGCTCGCCCACTAGATTATTCACGAGATGACAAGAAGGCTGTAAAAACTTTCAGCCCTCCACCAGCGCAGTTGTTCCCTGCCGAAGTCTTTGAGGCGCTAAAGCCTTTAATGTTTAATGAGAACATACTTACCATTGGCCACAACCTAGCCTTTGACCTTTGCTCTGTCGCTAAATACTACGGGGGCACCATCCCAGCAGGACCTTACTTTGACACTCTCATGGGTTCCTTTGTCTATGACAATCGTAATAAGGGAAAGCTCGGTCTTGATGACTGTCTACAAAGAGAGCTTGGGTTCTCTATGGAGAAGGGCATTGGGCACAAGGTTGAGGAATACTCTTTTGATGAGGTCGCTAAGTACTCTTATCTAGATTCTAAATACACATTCTTATTATGGAAAGCCATTGAGCCTAAGCTTATTGAAGCTGAGGTAGATAAGGTAATGAACCTTGAGATGGGTGTGTTGAAAGTTCTATGCGATATGAAACTTACTGGCGCGCCTATCAATGAGGCTCATCTTGCTGAACTACAGGTTAAGCTAGAAGCTGAGCTAGAAGAAGTCAAGGGTAGGATTTACCAAGAGGCTGGCCGTGTATTTAACATCAATTCTAATGCAGAAAAGCAATACATCCTCTACGGTCCTGTAGAAGAAGGCTGCCGAGGACTAGCTCCTGTTATTTTGACCACCGCAGGTGCTAGAAACGATAACCCTACTTATAAGGACTACTCAGTATCAGCAGACGCTTTAGAGCCTTATCGTGAGACAGATATCTTGGTGGGGGCGCTCTTAGAATATGCAGACCTTAATAAGTTAATCAGTACCTACGTCATTCCATACCTTGGGGGGGACGTCATCAAGACTACTAACGGAAAGTCTAAGACAGAGACTCGTGAGAGCATGCTTATTAACGGGCGCATCTACGGAGACTTCGTTCAGTGGGGCGCAGAGACTGGGCGTTTTTCAAGCCGTAACCCTAATCTTCAAAACATTCCCGCCCCTAATAAAAAGTTGGGTCCTGATAAAGACCACGGAACACTTATCCGCACCATGTTCTATGCGCCTGAGGGGTACAAGCTAGTAGTAGCCGATTACTCTCAGATTGAACCTCGTGTGCTGGCTTCTATGTCTAAAGACCCTATTCTTATGAGTACCTACAATACCCCTGGGGTAAAGGGTGATATCTATACCACTATCGGTGAGACTATGGGCGTAGACCGAAAAGCAGGTAAGGTACTGGTTCTTGCTATGATGTACGGCGTAGGTCCAGACAAGATTTCCGCGCAGATTGGCTGTACATTGCCTGAGGCCAAAGCCCTTCTGACCAGTTTCTCGGATAAGTTTCCTTCTGTTAATGAGTACCGCGCTAAGGTTATTGGTGTTGTTCGTAACAAAGGGTACATAGCCACGCTACTCAAGCGCCGTCGCTATCTTCCAGACATTAATTCTAGGCAAAATGGTTTTAGAGCCAGTGCTGAGCGTCAGGCATTCAACACCCGTATTCAAGGGTCAGCCGCAGATATTATTAAACTTGCTATGATTAGGGCGCACGATATGATTCCTAAAGAGTCTAAATTGTTGCTCACAGTTCACGATGAACTGGTAACGTTAACCCCCGACCATCTCGCTGAAGAGACTGCCAACGCTATCCGTGAGGCGATGGAAGGTATTAAACTACTAGATGTTCCACTAATCGCAGATTTAAATATCGTACAGACATGGGGTGACGCCAAGTGAATTGGTTTAAACGGTTATTCAATAAAGAAGCTGAGTTTGAGATTGTTACTCATCAGGTGCCTATGAGTACTGTGTGTCGTTGGTACCTATATGACACAGGGCTAGTAGAAGACGTCAATGGTATGGCTGAACTCTTGGGTTTAAATAGAATTAGCCTTGAGGGTGAAGAGATGGAACGCGAAGAGAGCGATGCTCGTATGCGCAACATAGAGCCTCTTTTCCCTTTCTTAGATTCCATTGCGGATTTTAGTTCACAGCTATTAACTACAATCCACATGAAAGAGATTGTTGATAGTAACCCTGATGTTGACGCAGATGACCTTTCTAAAAAGGCTGGGGACATGAGTTCTATTTACAAAGCCGCCGCTCTATCCTCTTTAATCGGTGGCATATCCGCTGCTGTAGACTTGGGCTTATTGCACCACGACGCGGTTAACACTGGCGTACATAATCTAGGAGATGGACATGAGCACTAGCGATTGGTTTGCTAAACGGTTAAATCAACCACAGCAACCCCAACAACAACCTAACATTAACTTGCCACAGTATGTGGCTCCTCCCCCTGCTACATATGTGCAACCACAACAGCCACAGTATCCGCCGTCACAACAGGCTACTCCACAAGCACCTCGGTGCCCTGGTTGCGGTAGCAATAACTACGGTGGTGCGCAGGGCTCACGTCCTCGCTGTTATGATTGCGGTTACCCTATTCAACAATCAGGTAGTGGATTAGGTAAGGGTATTGTTAATCAAGGAGGTACCGCTTCGGGACCTGCCGCACCTGCACGACAAGTATCTACTGGAGGGTTCAACGGAACCACCCCAGTCATTGGCCCAGACGGAGGATTTAGATAATGGCAATCACAGGCGAACTCGCAAAAGCTTTCAGCGAGATTAACAAGAAGTTCGGGGACGACACTGTTGTCCTCGGGTCTGATATCACCGAGACTGGTGGGCGCCTAACTACAGGTTCCATCGCAGTTGACGTGGCGCTTGGGGGCGGTTGGCCTACTAACCAATGGCATGAGATTATTGGTGAGGCCTCCAACGGCAAGACCGCACTAGCCCTTAAAACTATTGCGGCTAATCAACTTAAAGACCCAGAGTTCACTGCCGTATGGGTTGCCGCCGAAGAGTGGGTTCCAGGATACGCAGAGATGTGCGGCGTAGATGTATCCCGCGTGTACGTAGTTTCTACTAATATCATGGAGGAAGCCTATGAAGCCGTTATCCGTATTACGGAATCTAAAGCTATTGATTGCATTGTTCTGGATTCTTTGCCTGCTCTCGTTCCTAGCTCGGAAGACGAAAAGCAAATGGAAGAGTCAACAGTAGGGCGAGGTGCTCTACTTACTAATAAGTTCTTCCGCAAGGTTGGTAAGGCGTCTAAACGTTCACTGACTCACCACGAGCGCCCGTTTATCGGTCTGATTATTAACCAATGGCGCTCAAAGATTGGCGTTATGTACGGAGACCCACGCACTACCCCAGGAGGATTGGGCAAGGATTACGCCTTCTTCACCCGTATGGAGGTTCGTCGGGATGAATGGATTGAGACAGGCACAGGCCAAGACAAGCGTAAGATTGGCCAGACCATCAAGGTTCGCGTTATTAAGAATAAGTCAGCCGCCCCTTCCGCAGTTGCGCTAGTGGACTTCTACTTCGCTAACGGTGGAGAGATTGATGCTGGCCAGTTCGACTTTGCTAAGGAGATAGTGGCAATCGGTAAGCTCAATAAGGTTATTACCCGCGCTGGTGCGTACTACCGTTATGGGGAACGTCAGTGGATGGGTGAATCTGCTATGCTTAGCTCCTTACGGGAAGAGATTGAGCTCAAAGAAGAACTTGAACGTGAAGTGCTAGATTCTATTAAAGCAGGGTCAAAGCACGTTTATGAAGAGTAAAGGTCTTAGAGAGTCTCAGAAGCACGAGGCACGACTAGCAGATGTTTTCGACGGCCAGCGCAATGCTGGTAGCGGAGCCTTCTGGAGTCGTAAAGGTGATGTCCGTTCACGCGAGTATCTAATAGAACACAAGTGGACAGGCAAAACCTCCTTTACCGTCAAAGCAGCGGTTCTGGAGAAGATTGTCAAGGAGGCTATCCTTGAGAGTCGTACACCCATTCTCGGCATCAGTCTCAATAATGAGAACTACTGCATACTTACAGAGGATGACCTCTTAGAACTGCTCCATACTATTCAGGAGCACTCGTGCACGACGAAGACCTTGGACCCGAACCTTGGCGATACAAAGCCAAGTGCAGAGGAGTAAACACCGACCTCTTTTTTCCTCCTCGGGATAAAGAACAGTATAAAGACATAGCCGATAAGGCTAAGGCTGTCTGCTTTGGTCGTGATGGTTTGCCCGAATGCCCTGTGCGTAAAGAGTGCCTCTTGTACGCAGAAGAGAACGAAGACACCCACGGTATATGGGGTGGCATGTCACACCGTGAACGTAACGCGCTTAAAAGAAAAGCAAAAAAAGTAGGACTCACCCTTAAAGAATGGGTGGAAACCCAACCTTCGTGATAGGTTACTCCCATGAGTAACCAGACATCAGGAGCCTTAAAGAAATTTGTGGACGTGGCTAAAAAAGAAACAAGAGTCCTAGGTTCAGTAGAGCGCTACATTATTTCTAAGCCCAAAGACAAGAGTCGTAGAACGGACGTCCTGCACCCATCAGAGATGGTAGGTAACGACTGGTGCCATCGCGCTTCTTACTTTCAACTCCAAGGTAAAGAGCCAATCAGTAACAGAACAATGACGCTCGGCCTTGATAATGTGTTTGAAGAGGGTCACGCTATCCACGCTAAGTGGCAAAAGCGATTCCAAAACATGAACAACTTGCACGGTATGTGGTACTGCCATGAGTGCGAGGAAACCTTTTGGGGTGGAACAGATTGCCACGACGGTCCTATTACATATAGAGAAGTGCCGTTATTCTATGAGCCACTGCGTATTGCAGGGCACTCAGATGGTTGGCTAAAGGGATTCGGTGAAGACCTCATGCTTGAGATTAAATCAATCGGTGAGGGAACCCTACGCTGGGAGTGCCCAGAGCTATATGCTGAGAACAACTATGACTTTAAAGCCACATGGAAAGCCATAACTACTCCTTTTATGAAGCACGTAATGCAGGTTCAAATTTATATGAAGCTCGCGGAACTGCTGAGCGAAACTGACCCTCGTTTTATTGGCTACCCTAAAGAAGCCGTTCTTATCTATGAGAATAAGGCTGACCAGTCTGTTAAAGAGTTCGTTGTTCCTAAGGGCGATTTCGGCATTAAGCACATCTTTGAAGCAGCCCAGTTAATTGTTGATAGTATTAAGGCACAGACACCACCTGAGTGCAATGTAACCATGGGTGGTTGCGCAAAATGTAAGGGGTACGAAAATGGTTAATCTTGTAGCAGAGGGTATAAGTGAGGCTGTTCTAAAGGTATTAGAAGGCCAAGGGCTACCTATCCGACGCCAGTTAGATTTAGATATACCTGACTTCCCTAAGGACATCACAGCTGTGGATGACCAACAGCTCATGCGTTTAGCTACTGTGTACATGGAGAACTACAACTTCATGCTCACCCAAGTAGCCTGCGCAGAACTCGCAGTTGTTGAGTCTAAGAACAAGCATGACAAAGCCGAGGCTAAAGCCATGCTATCTAAGACCACAGGTAAGTCAACGGAGAAGGCAGGCATGCTCATGGCTTCCGTGAGTACTGACCCAGAGATTGAGCAGTTATCGGATGCTGTTCTATTCTCAAACGCCTATCACAAGCTCCTCAAAACAACATTAGATAACCTAGAGCGGTACTACCAGCTCACTTCCCGTGAGCTAACCCGCCGAACATCTGTTCTAAAATCTCGCGGATATTAATGAAGATATTTGATGGCGGACTAGAGGGTGCTATAGGCGCCGAGGTCTACATCGGCATTGACCAGTCCTACAGCGGGTTCGCCATAACCGCGCTCAATGACACAGGGTATAGAACTACCGTGTATAAATCTGATAAACGCGGTATTGAAAGACTGCGGGATATCCAAGCCCATATGCTGGAGATTATAGTTAACTATACAATTCTAGACGTGGCTATGGAAGGCTACGCTTTCGGTTCTCAGATGGCTAACATGCTAGGGGAACTGGGCGGTATGGTTAAGCTAACCTTATTGGATTTTGGCATATACCCCCTCATAGTTCCGCCCACTAACCTAAAAAAATATGTGACGGGCAAAGGCAATGGCATATCCAAGAGTCAGATGATGCTGTTCGTTTATAAGAAATGGGGCGTTGACCTCGCTGATGACAATGCGGCTGACTCCTATGCTCTAGCCCACTTAGTGGCTAAGCGCCATGGGCTGGCGTATGAAAAAGAAGTTTATGATAAGCTTCAAGACCCTAAGTTTCGAGAAAAGTAAGGTGCATAATGCCAAGTTACGACTACAAGTGTGACACTTGCGAGACCGTAGTAGAGGTTCAACGTTCCTTTGATGAAGAGGGCTCACCGACATGTGTAGCCTGCAATACAACTATGAGTAGGGTTTGGAACGCCACACCCGCGCACTTTAAAGGAGGTGGCTGGGGTGGACGATAACGAATGGTTGTTACCTTGGTTTCTAGTTACTTTATTAACAATCGTATCTCTAGCAGTTTGGGTGATTAAATGAGTAAGACACAGGAAAAGAGAGCACGTCGTATGCAGGAATCCGCTGACTTTATTTTAGAACGTCGCAAGATGCAGTTGGGTATGTTTGAGCAGGCGCATAAAGTAGGTCTAAAACTGTACGAAGACCATAAAGATGACCTACAGCCAGCTGATATCGAAGCCCTTGAGAAGCAAATCAAGGAGAACGAAGCCATCATTGAGAAACTAAAAAGTGAAATCTACCCGACAACTGAAGCCTGATTACACTGGCACCATGGACTACGCTGATACCGTGCTCCATGAGTGCCCCAAGTGTGAAAGCAACCTTTGGAACCTGAAGGTGTCCTTTGAAGACTACGAGATAGCCCAATACCTGTTGGAGATGGAGTGCGCTATCTGCGGAAGTTACGCTAAAGCGCCAACCCCACTTGATAAACCTAATTAATGTCTAACTATCTTTAGACAGACCTTCTGAGGGCTAACCCTCATACTTTATACCACGGGGAACCACACTAATCGTAAACCGAGGTATACAACATGTCAGAGCAAGACGAGAAAGACGTGCTGCGCGTTTCAGCCAGCAGTAACCCACAGGCGGTAGCTTCCGCCATTGCCCACGCTATCTATGAAACCCGCACCTGTAAGGTACGCGCCGTAGGTGCTGGGGCTGTAAACCAAGCCACCAAAGCCCTAGCCATTGCGCGCGGATATACTGCCCCACGAGGCATTGATATCGCATATGTCCCTGGGTTCACCACTATTAAGAGCCATGATGGGGATATTTCAGCCATGGTTCTAACAGTGATTACCATTTAAGCCTGTATTCAACAGGTAAATGGCGTACATTTATGAAACAACCTTCGGCCAAAGGATAACCATGGAAAAACCTAATAAAGAAAAGCATCTTGGACCCAATGATGCCGCTAAGCCTGTCGCTTCAACAAGCGCAAAGGCTAAGATTGCCCCTGTAGAAAAGGGAACACTCGTAAAGCGCAAGGGTGCCCACGATGAGAACCCAACCATTGAGGACCATAAGGTACGCTCACATGTTAAGAATACTGGCGGCGCTCGTTACGGTATCAACGTAAAGTTCCAAAAGACTGAAGCTCCAGAAGCTGGTGCAACGTTAGCTAATGCAAGACTCTTGCCTTCAGCTATTAAGCGTTCTGCTCAGACTTTCGTGGCAGGAATGGCAGACCAAGACTAGTCAATCTGCCACACAAAGCCCCTAGTTAAACACTAGGGGCTTTTTCTTTTTGTGGTAGTCTATGTCTTGTTGCATCGTGACGAGACAAGGACACATCATGCTCACCGTATTGAATAAATATTTAGAACCCTCAGCACTTGCAGACGAGTGCGTTGTTGGGCGCTGGATACTTTCATTAAACGAAGAAGAGCGCAACACTTTTGCAAAACTTAAAGAGCACAGTAACTCAGTAAAACTCGCAGCACTATACAAGGACTTACTTTCAGAAGGGCTTCTTCCCTTCAAACTAACCGCGTTCCGCTCACATTTACGGAGTTATTGCACATGTCAAAACTAAACATATTGGGTAAGGCTCTAATCAATGCGGAGTTGGATAATTCAGCAACTCAAATAAAAGAAACCAATACTCCACCAGAGTTTCGTGCGCGATTAGATGTTAGTACAGACGGTGGTTACTTTGTTTCCACCCCTCGTGCAGCTATTGATATTGAGGACGCGGTATCGTTATTTAAAGATTTTGATTTAGACCCAACAGTGTGGGAAGTAGTAAGCGTACGTAAGAGCCGCTGGCAAACATTCAACGGTGACTGGCTAGAAGCAGCACGTGTAAATATAAAGCCCGCTGGCGCATCCCGCGAAACTGATTTAGATTATGATGCTTTAGTATCAAGTATTGAGAGATGGAAGCCAGGAAAAGCAGAGAAGGGCACAGGTCCCCTGTTTGCCATTTACGCAATAGGCGACACTCAGTACGGTAAAGACGCTGGCGGAGGTACCGAGGCTACTGTGGCTCGTGTGCTCCACGCACTTGACGAAGCGGTTGCGCGCCATAAAGAATTGTTAAAGTTAGGTCGTAAGATTGGAACAGTTGTACTGCCTCAACTGGGAGACTGCATAGAGGGAAGCACCAGCCAGAACGGCAAGGTTATTGGTCGCAGTGACATGGGCGTTACCCACCAAGTACGTATCGGCCGTCGTGTGCTACTAGCGTGGATTAAGGCGTTTGCCCCCTTGTGCGAGGAGTTACTAATCCCTGTAGTCCCAGGAAACCATGATGAAGTGCATAGAATTATGATGACTGACCCTACTGACTCATGGCAGGTAGAGATTGCTTCTATCGTCCAAGATATCTGCGCGGAGAACCCTGCGCTATCACATGTTAAGTTTTTCTATCCTAATCCAGATAACGCCACTCTTGCTATAGATTTGGGCGGAACCACCCTAGGTATGGCACATGGGCACCAAGCTAAAGACATGGGCAAGTGGATTGCTGGGCAAGCTACAGGACGCACACCAGTAGGCGCGGCAGATGTTCTAATCACAGGGCACTTCCACCACTTCCGTGCAGACCAAGTAGGCCCACGCTTGTGGATTCAAGTGCCAGCTATGGATGGTGGTTCAGCGTGGTTTAGGGATAAAACTGGGTTGGAATCACCTACAGGAGTGGTAGCCCTAGTGATGGGTAAAGACTACGACCCGCGCAGAGATTTAAGCGTTATCGGCGGAGAAAATCGCATAAACTAGTGTTATGCCGAGTCCTCATCAAAACATACAGAACCTAGGTGCCGCTGGTATGGCAGGCACCAACACTACCTATGGTGGTGGCGGTGTTCCTGTTGCTCGCTCCGAACTTGACTTCCTGCGTCTTGGTGTTGGACGCCAACCTTCCGCTGAATACCCAGACGGATACTTAGGTACGATTCGTTCTCGCAGAGACGACCGTGGCCGCTCATCTAGTACATCAGATGATGTACTCAATGCACTTAAAGTTAGAGTAGGTCAACGCTCGTATCAACGTGGTGTTCATCGCGGTGAGCGCGTAGACGTACAAGATTATTATTACCCTGAAGGACTAGAAGCCACTCGTGGTATTGCTCGTCAATTCAGAGGAGTTCGTGACGGTAATGTTATTCGCGTCGCACGCAATGTTGAGAACGCTATGGCCGCACCTGCACCTCATTTACCTAATGATGGTAAGGCTAACATGCGTAGCACATCCCCAATGGCACTAGACAAGAGACGCGTAGACCAAATGGCTCGTATGCGTCCTGCTTGGAAATAAATGTCAGGACAGATGTCTGATGGCGTATACAACCGCCGACCTTGGGTAGCTCCTACAGCTGATTTAGATATATCGCGCCTTCCCCCTCAGGATTACCTTGGGCCGTTTCAATCTAATGCAGAACGCCTTATGGGTCAGTCCTTGGCTACTTGGTCTATGACTAGCGAAGAGATTCAACAGTACGTACGTCCGCCACTACCGCAGGTGAAGTTGTTTCCACCTCGTTTCGGGTATACTGAGAACGAAATTGGCATTGAAGACTTAATTGATTTACCTCGTCGTACCGCTACAACTCAACGTGTTGAGTCTGACTTTAGCCAGACCCCTAACACTCAAGAGTCATCCAGCACTAACTCGTTAGGGAGCACCATATGAGTAACGACCCAGGACTTTACACAGATAGCACTGGCTCTGGCATGGCTGGGGCAGAAGATGTGCGCCTTGAGACCCAACGTGACATGTCAAGAACTATGTATAATGGCGATAATGCCTGTAAAACCTGCGGGATGCTAATAGACCCCGTACAATCGTTAATGAATCAAGATACCTGCCCGTCGTGCAAGCGTCGTAAGCAGTTTAACCGAGTGAAAGGCGGAATGGCATGACCGTTCGCAAAGCACGTTCAGAAACCGCATCCCTTCTAGAGGGTGCCACAGACGGCAAGTACCGTAAGCGTCGTCCTAACATGGAAGTTGACCCAGGTATGGGTGACCAGATTGTTGTCAAGGAGCGCGCTAGTCTGCATCCTTACATGAACTACGGGTTCATCAACTCTGAAGATTCCAACAAAGTAAACCCAGCAGGTAACTAATGTCAGCGCCAGATAAAGCAAAAGACCCACGTAGAACACCGAGTATTCCTTCTGGGGTTACAGGAAAATACACATTTATGGAACTTCCTGAAGACCAACACACTACTGCATACATTCCGCGCAGAACAGATGCGTATGCTTCAGGACCTAGAACTGGCGTAGAAGCCGCACTTTCTGGTAAGGGCAAGGCTGGAAACATGGGCAAACTTTTGGGAGAAGTAAAGGGAGCGTTTAAGCCTAATGAATAAAAGCGAAGAGCCTTCTAAAGTAAACCCAGCAGGTAACTAATGGCTGCCTCAAACCTAACTAAATTTGATAAGAGCAATCCAGAGCACGTTAAGGCTATCAAAGGCGAAGACAAAGATGGATTTACCTCTGGCGGTAAAGACGTCAAGATTCACGCAGGCGGTTACTTCTCCAAGACTAGCCCCTCAAAAAATCCAACGAGTGATGGCGGCAAGAAGGCAGTAGCCAAGAAGGTTGCTACACCTCGTAAGTTGAAGGCTGTACCTATGGCTGAAACGCCTGCCACAGCCAAGAAGGCTCCTGCTAAGAAGGCTGCTCCTAAAAAGAAGTAACCTTTTTGTGCTAAGATTAGCCCCATGTCTGACACATTAGAAAACGAGTATATCCTCCTACTTGTATGCAAAACATGCAAGACCATTGAGGAAATTCCGTACCAAAAATCGGGTAAATATCTAGGCGACGGAAAGTACGACCAAACAGACAACCCCTTTTTAGCTAAGGCTATCGGACCTTGCGAGAGCAAAGGTCATATGGGCATGCTTACAGACGTTAACTTCGTTTATTGGATGACTCCAAAGGTTAAAGAGTCCATCATTGCTCAAATTAAAGACACATTTACAAATGGCGCAAACATGGCCTCTGGCCTTGACGTATTTGGAACTAATTTCTACGACCTAAAAGATACCTATTCCGCAGATGCTATGTCTTGTTGGAAACTGCACAACAGTCCTAAAGGCCAATGCTCTGACTACAAGGCTGAACGTAAACTTCTGGATGCAGGAACAGGTGCTGAACGACGCGCCGAGGGCCTAGGCAAATCTAATATTAAGGTCTATTTGTGCGATTTTTGCCCTGTAAAGATGTATAACCAGCAGAAAGCCTATAAAGAGCGCGGGTTGTACGAGTAAACTTTGGGTCACCTTTCCCTGTAACGCTTGGCTATACTGTACATACAGACCAAGAGGGAGATTCCATGTTCGTAGAAATGACATGTCAATGTGGAGCCTCATTCCAGATGGACGCAGGGGATAACACATCTATAGTTGAACTTTGGGCGCACTCATTTGTTAATGCACATCACGAATGCGGTTATATGTCCACGCCATTACGCGCGGATACTGAAGAAAAGATGAAGCGTTACGACGTTATCTACAAGGAACCGCGCGAAAAAGAACTATAATTAGTAAATGGATTTCTATACATCACTAGTTGCTAACGCGACCCCAATAGGTATAGAGCCTGCTGAGACTTCGTACTTCAGTGCTCCTGGAGCTGGGCTCGACCCTCGTTTATTTAGAGACAATAAGCTACTTCCTGTTATGCGCTCGGCTATTCTACGTATTCTATTTGAACACCTTAATCAGTATTACAGTAGCCCTGAAGCGTACTGCACCGTCTGGTTAGCTGGTTCTGGCGTGAGCTACCAATGGGCAGCTGCACGGCAGCCTGCGGATTTAGATTGCCTTATCGGCGTAAACTATTTGAAGTTTAGACAGGCTAATCAACAGTATAAAGCCTTGAGTGACCAGCAGATTGCGGATATGTTTAATGAAGATTTCCGAAAGCACCTGCACCCGTTAACTAATAACTTTTTTAATACCTACGAACTTACTTTCTTTGTAAATGTTAAAACAGATATCCGCGCGTTAAAGCCATACGCCGCCTATTCAGTAACCAATGACGACTGGACAGTTGCGCCAGAAACAAAAGCGCCTCCACACAGCGCCGCCATGGAGCAAAAGGTTGCCAAAGATTTGTCTATGACAACAGAGATTCTATCCAGATACGCAGATGCGTTAAATAAACTCGGTAATGCAACTACTGATAATGCCCGTAGAAACGCGGAATCTGCATTAAAGTTAGCGATTGACCAAGGCTCCGCACTGTTTGATGATATTCATTATGGCCGCCGAAACGCTTTCAATCCTTCTGGTGGTGGTTACACTGATATTGCTAACTACCGTTGGCAAGCAGGAAAGCGCGCTGGAAGCATACAAGCCCTGAGTAAGTTAAAAGAGGTTTCCGTCAAAGGTCGTAAAGACTTTGAGGCTCAGACATACGGCATGGAACTTCCAGACACCAATACCTTAATTCGTAGGGCTGTCGGAGGACGTTAATGTGCGCGGTTCAGGAATATAATATTACTGAATTAGCGGATGTGTTTAACACAACAATAGATGACGCCGCTGACTTCATATACACATCCATTGTCGTCTGATTAATGGTAGGGTTCCACCGTGGCTACACTAGTATTTATAGATGAGGTTTTGCGCAGTCAAACTGGCGCCCCTATACCTCAGGGTATTGCTCTGTTTCGCACTCTAAAGGAAAGAGAACGCGTTCTTATCCTTTCTAAAGATAAGGCTAGAGATGATGTTTGGCTGAAAGCCCACAAGATTAACTTTGTAGATGACCTAATAGGATTAGAGTCAGTAACCTTTACAGATTTTCCAGAGTGGCGCCTCGTTGAGTACTGTCGCGGGCAATGGCATATAGACATGGTTATAACATCTAACCCAGAGCTGGCGACTAAACTGCTCACAGTAGGCATCACTACTCTAATGTTTTTACACCCTGTTTATATTACAGAACGTTTTCGCCCAGATAGCCGCACGGGTGTCCGTGCTTGGGAGTCTATTTCAAAAGAGATAGCCACCCAACAAGAAGCCTTTATTGACGACCACAGACTAAACCGAGACATATGACTCGGATTGTCTATTTAGGTGCTGAGGTTCCTAGTAATCGTATCTTGCTTGAAAGTGCGGGCGTTCGCCATGTCGGTTTCAGTTTCTACCGCCTATTGCGCCGCGGCATCCCTAAAAAGGGATACAGATTAGAAGACCATTTTGACGACGGGGTTCAGATTTATCTACACCCTGGCCTACCCGCTGACCCCGCTATTCCTTTTGATGAGTTCTCGGACTTGTACGAGGGGTTCGTGGCAGAGAACATTGATAGGGTAACCCTATTCACGGAGATAGATTCAGATAACCTAGCCTATGTAGAGAACCAAAGAAAGACCTGTTGGTCTGAAGTTCCCCCAGGTAAGTTCCTCCCAGTTTGGAACCCAAGCACGGGGTTCAGTAATCTTAATCTAATGGCAGAACGCTACTTAGATATAGGAATCCCAGGCTCCTCCTTTGATGACCCCCAGACTGCTGTGGTGGTTAGAAACCTCACCCGTCAGGGTACTAGATTTCATATCTTAGGCTCGGCTAAGCCCGACCTACTACGCAATGTTCCAGCTGAGACCACAAGTACGCTATCATGGCTGTCCCCAATGATGAATGGCGAGACCATAGTCTGGGACGGTGTGAAATTGATGCGCTACCCCAAGCGCATGAAAGACCAAGCCCGAACTAGATATAGAAATGTCTATACAAAGGCTGGCTTAGATGTTGATAAGATACTAGAAGATGACCCCAAAGAAGTATGCCGTTTGGCGCTCTGGTCATACCAGCAATATGAAGCGAGGAACAACGGAGTGAATAACAATGACGACTTCTTATCAGATAATAGCGAGGGAAATGAAGTAGCAACTAATGCGGAAACTACCCCCTCCCATATTGATAAGAAGCCCCTAGAGACACGGAAACTTGAAGCACGATTACCGCATGAAATGGGCAATCTACCTATCTTCGGATACGACGTAAAAGCCGTTGTTAATGATGATGGAGTCATAGAAGATGTGACCTCTGTGCGTTCACAATCTACTAGTCTTAGGGCATGTGATACCTGTTTCGTAGCCTCTAATTGTCCCGCTTTCAAGCCGCAAACAATGTGCGCTTTCAACCTACCAGTAGAGGTAAAGACCAAAGACCACCTAAAGGCACTACTCAATGCAATCATTGAAATGCAGGGTCAAAGGGTCGCTTTTATGCGATTTGCAGAAGAAATGAGTGGTGGGTATGCTGACCCCAACGTTTCTCAGGAGATTGACCGCCTCTTTAAGTTGATTAAAACAACCAAAGAATTGGACGATTCAAGAGAGTTTATCCGCATGACGGTAGAGCGACAAGGCTCTGCAGGAGTGCTATCCTCCATCTTCGGAGATAAGGCCAACGTCTTAAAAGAACTCCCTAATGACGGTCTAAACGAAGAGCAAACGACCAAGATTATAAGAGATTTAACCGAAGAATAAGATTTCCTCTTAGCATATAAGAGAGGGGTAGCGGATATTGGAACTATATACTCCGTGAACTACGACTAATAAGCACCTAGACTATAAATCCATAACTGACGAACGGGGAAAAAGTGGCTTTATCATTTCATTTAGCAGACGATTACGTGGCAGGGTACCGCAGTAAGAAAGTGCCTTGGGGATACCAAGATGCCGCTGGAAACTCGGTGGGAGAGATTACTTTCCTACGTACCTATTCCCGTATCAAAGAGGATGGCACCAAAGAGACTTGGGTAGATGTGTGTGAGCGTGTCATCAACGGCATGTATTCTTTACAGAAAGACCACGCTAAGGCTAACCGACTTCCTTGGAATGATTCCAAGGCACAAGCCTCAGCCAAGGAGGCGTTTGACCGCTTATTTAATCTGAAGTGGACACCCCCAGGACGTGGACTATGGGTTATGGGAACCCCAATCGTGAACGAGCAACGAAATTCGGCTGCTCTTCAGAACTGCTCGTTTGTATCAACCTCTTCAATGACAAAGAACGACCCTTCCAAACCATTCGCCTTCCTTATGGAAGCAAGCATGCTAGGCGTCGGTGTTGGCTTCGACCAAAAAGGCGCAGATAAGGATTTTACAATCTATGAGCCACAAAACGGAGAAACCTATGTCATCCCAGATACCCGTGAAGGTTGGGTCGAGTCCTTCTCTGCCATCCTCAATAGTTACCTTAGACCAGATACGAAGAGCCCTGTCTTTGACTACAGCCAAATCCGCCCAGAAGGAACTCCAATTAAAACCTTTGGAGGAACTGCCGCAGGACACGAGCCATTAGAAAACCTTCATAATCATATTCGCCGCATATTCAAAGACCGCGCGGGAGAGAAATTGACCCGTTTGGATATCGCAGATATCGGTAATCTAATTGGAGTTTGCGTAGTATCTGGCAACGTCCGTCGCTCAGCAGAACTTCTAATGGGAAAGCTGGATGACGAAGAGTTTCTTAATCTGAAGAATGCCGAAGTCTATCCAGAGCGTAACTCTTACAACCCAGAAGCTCCTGGTTGGGCTTGGATGTCTAACAACTCAGTTGAGGTTAGCGTCGGTTCTAATTTAGATTCTATTGTTGATGGTATTGCCCGTAATGGTGAGCCTGGGGTTATCTGGATGGATGTGACTCGTAAATACGGTCGTCTAGCAGACCCAATCAACAATAAAGATTGGCGCGCGGCTGGGTACAACCCTTGCGCAGAACAGTCTCTTGAATCCTATGAGTGCTGTACTCTGGTTGAAACTTACCTCAACCGCCACGATTCTATTGAAGACTTCAAGCGGACTCTCAAGTTTGCTTATCTCTATGCCAAGACCGTAACTCTTCTGCCAACTCACTGGGAGGAGACCAACGCGATTATGCAACGTAACCGCCGTATCGGTACCTCTATCTCAGGTGTCGCTGACTTCGCTGACAATCGTGGTCTACCAGCCTTGCGCCAGTGGATGGACGAGGGTTACGCCACTATCCAACAGTACGATAAGGGTTACTCAGAGTGGCTCGGTATCCGTGAATCCATTAAGACTACTACTGTCAAGCCTTCAGGAACAGTCTCTATTCTTGCAGGCGAAAGCCCAGGGGTTCACTGGTCAGTAGGCGGTAAATACTTCCTTCGTGCTATTAGATTCCGCAACGAAGACCCTCAACTTCCTCTCTTCCGTATGGCCCAGTATCGTATTGAAGCGGCCAGCGAGGACCCAAAGAATACTTCTGTGGTGTTCTTTCCAGTTGAATCTAATTCTAAACGCTCCGAGAAAGACGTCTCTATCTATGAGAAGGTTGCTCTCGCAGCGACGGCGCAACGCTACTGGAGCGATAACTCTGTCTCTGTAACAGTCTCTTTCAACCCTGAGACGGAATCTAAAGATGTTGGCACTGTTCTACATCTATATGACGGTCAGTTGAAGACGGTCTCTTTCCTACCATCAGGAAATACTATCTACCCTCAAATGCCGTATACCCAAATTACTGCGGAAGAGTACGAGGCTTATCGTATGACTCTCTTTCATATTGACTTCGCTGGTGTCTACGCTGGTATGGCTATGGACGCTATCGGTGAGGCTTTTTGTAGCACAGACGCATGCGAAGTTAAAATGATTACAGACGTAAAGCCAGGAGAAATTATCACAAGTAAAACAACAGATTAGTAACTAATCTTTGCGATAATCTGCTAGCCTAGTGGCACCATGTCCTGGAGCATGCGGCTTAGGGTTAAGGTTCCTCCTAAAACCTATCCAGATAGTGGGAATAAGTGTTACGGTAGCACGTGGAGCTCCAACCTCCAAGGCACGGGTTCGACCCCTGTATTCCCTGCGGTGATACACCTCCATGACTGAAAATCATGGGGGGTTGTAATTCCAAGATGAACCTATTAAACTGATAAGGGACAATCAGTAACCGAGCATAGAAAAAGCCCCCCTAAACTAGGGGGGCTTTCTTTCTTTCGGCGCAGGTACGGCTCGCTCGGAAGGGTTGAGGTCTTGACCGTCCTTAGTAGGAACGAGTGGAAACTACTTTAACGCCCCTCTTAAAAATCTCTCTTATTCGTCGTCCTCTTCTTCAATAATCTCTTCGTCCTCAAAAGGGTCTTGATTAGGATTGGTTATGTGCCAATCAGGAAGTCCTCCACTGATTGGGTTCACGCTTCCACCTTAAAATCAATAGAGCCCATAAGGAAGGTAGGCTTACCGTTCTCATCTTCAATCGTAGGGGACAACTTAATTGACTTGCGTCCTGTTGTGACTAGCAATTCGCTCTTTACCCAGCGCTTACCAGCAGAGGCGTTAGACCATGCGCTCATAACTACGTTGGAGACCTCTCCTAGTTCGTTACGTACGGCTACAGTACAGAGCCATGCGCCACTCTTTTCGGTGTTCTTTGCTAGTGAAGCAATAAACGTATTCGTTACCTTTTTAGCCATTTGTATTCCTTCTTTCTTTGGGTGTGTAATCTACCACATTAGAGTACTGCTTGTCATCTACCACCCAAAAGTATGGCATCTCGCCATTTACATCAGGGAATTGTTCTTGATAGTACTCAGGGGCTTTTCGGATTAGATTAGATTGGTGAGACTTATGGAGTCGCTCGTCACCTAGCCACGCGGGCATGGTTGGGGCGCCTACACAAACAA